TGACATTATCAGCAACGCCGATACCTCGCACGCTCAATATGTCGCTTCTTGGAATGCTCGATATGTCGATCATCGAGACGCCGCCGCGTGATCGACTCGCGATCAACACACAGGTCGTGCAGTTTTCTGAGAACGTGATCCGGTCGGCTATCGAGCTTGAGCTCGCACGCAGCGGCCAGATCTTTTTTATTCACAATCGTGTCGAATCGATAGAACCGATCGCCGCGCTCATACAAAAGATCGTGCCCAACGCCCGCATCGCCATCGGTCACGGACAGATGAATGAGAAGGAAATGGAGCAGGTGATGCTCGATTTTATCGACTTCAAGTACGACGTTTTGGTCGCGACGACGATCATCGAGAACGGCATCGACATACCGCGTGCCAACACGATCATCATCAATCGGGCAGATAATTACGGCCTGTCGCAACTCTATCAATTGCGTGGCCGCGTCGGCCGCTCGAACCGTCGTGCATACGCGTATCTGTTGATACCAAGTGAGTTAGAGCTGACGCCGATCGCGCGGCGCAGGTTGAGCGCGATCCGCGAATTTTCAGATCTGGGCGCGGGATTTCGTCTCGCGGCGCTCGATCTGGAATTGCGCGGCGCCGGCAATATCCTCGGCGGTCAGCAGTCGGGTCATCTCGACGCGCTTGGTTTCGACCTGTACACCAAGATGCTCGAGCGAACGATCGCTGAGCTTCGCGGTGACGAGATCGCGGACGAAGTGAGTGTTTCGATAAACCTTGGGGTCGACGTCGCAATTCCGAAAGACTATATTGCCGAGGCGAGCCAGCGGCTGAGGACATACAAGCGAATTTCGTCTGCCGAGAACGAGGACGTGCTGATGCAGATACACGCCGAGATCGAGGACCGTTACGGACGGATTCCGCGCGCCGTCGAGAGTCTTTTCGAGTATGGCCGTCTGCGAAAGCTCGCGGAAAAAATGGCGATCGTTTCCATCGACAAAGCAGGCGGCGAGATCGCGATCAAGCTCGGCGAAAATGCGCGCGTGGCACCTGAAAGGCTCATGCAGTTTTTGGCCGACGTTGAAGGCGCGACCTTTTCGCCGAGTGGCATTTTAAGGATCAAGTCGGCTGACGGCGATCAACTCGCTCTTGCAAAGGAGTGCCTTGAAAACATCCGGGCGTGAGGACAATCTATTCTGTGCAATCGTTGAAATGATTTGTTTCGCAAACAAAGAGGTTCGGCATGTGGTCCAGCGTTTTGCGGGCAAATGCGATAATAGGCGAATCCAAATACGATAATGGCCGTGAATTTTGTGTTGACTGTGTCAACAGTGTAGCACGGTGATCTACGTCTGGATGGCGGTGGTTTGCCAGCCTACGATGTTGCCCAGCGCGTCGATGCCGATGACGTAGATCGTGACCTGGATCTCGTCGAATTTGAAAACGGTGAGGCCGACGAGGTTGGCGGTCATGATCTCATTTAACGCCTGGTACTCGGACTGCTGGTCGCCGGTGGTCATGCGCGGTTCCATGAACGCCTGGTAGTTACCGATCGAGAGTGGCGGCTTGTCGCCCTCGCCGCTCCACTGGCGGACCGTGGGCTCGTCGATGGCCACGGCTTGCGTGTTCCAACGCAGGTACTCGAGCGGCTGCGGATCGCCCTCGCTCGGGTACGTCATGCCGGCGATCGCTGCCTTGATCTGTTTGTCGAGTATGTTCATGGCGTTACTCCTTCGAGCCTTTGGATTTGGCCGCAGAGGCGAGTGGCGTCAGGGCTTCGACGTCGGCGATCATGGCGTCGTACTCGGCGAGACCGGCTTCCAGGGCGTCTTTCTTGACCTCTTGCTGAGCGAGGAAGCGATGCGTCTCGAGGTCGATGCTGTTGAGCTGCTGCTGCAGCTGGAATTTGAGATCGACGAGGTGGGACTTGTTCGTCTGAAAACGGTTCATACCGATCTTATCGCCCGCGAAATCAAATACCGGCTGCTCGACGAGGATCTGTTCGTTCTCACGGATGATCTTCACCTTGCCGGCTGCCTTGCGAGCGGTGTATTTGTCCACGATCATTTGAGGTTGTTCATTTGCCATATTTTTATCTCCTATTGTAAAAATCCTAGAAGTCGTAATGCTTTTACGACTTGCTTGAGCGTGTAGCCGTCGAATGTCGAGGCGTCGTTGACGGCGGTGCCCGAGTTTGCGGTAAAGGATGCGGCCGCGACGCCGGTAGTGGGTTGAGCGGTCGGCGAGGCACCGAACCAGCCCATGACAGCATCGCCGTCGCCGAACTGACTGCCGGACCCGTCCGCAATGAGCATGTTTTTGCCCTCGAGCAGTTCAATGTCATCGTTAAAGCGGTGCTTAGCCGAAGCTCCGACCGCGTCGTAATCGACGAGTCCGGCCGAGCTGACCGAGATGCTCACCTTGTTCGATCCGTCGTAGCGGACCTCAAAGGCCGGTCTCATCACCCTGGCGACGGTCGCGGTTGCGATAAATGTGTCGTTGATGTTCGTCTGACTATTGGCCGTGGCCGAATCGGCCTGCACGTTATAGCCGATCATGCAGTTATTCGTGCCGCTCGTGACGTTGCTGCCCGCGGTGCGTCCGACCATTACGTTATAGTCGCCGGTCGAGCTGTTTCCGGCATTGTCGCCGACGAACACGCAATGATTGCCTGAGACGTTGGCCATGCCCGCCCGCTGGCCGATAAATGTGTTGGAGATCCCGCCAACATTCTGATAACCCGCAAGGACGCCAAAGAACGAGTTATCGGTTCCTGAGGTATTACCAAAACCGGCCCGATACCCAAACGCTGCAGCATTGTTTGCTGTATTCGCGGTTCCGGCTTCATACCCGACAAACGTACTATTTAATCCAGAGACATTCGCTGCTCCGGCTCCCTGACCCACAAAGACGTTATTGGCTCCCGACGTGTTCACAACACCCGTGTTATAACCGATAAAGGTGTTGCTTCGGCCCTCGCACACCTTGCCCGCATCCCGGCCTATAAACGTATTGAAATAGGCGTCGACGGACGTACCCGAGCCTGCACCGCTCCCTACGTAGGTATTCGAGTGGAAAGCTGTATTTCCCGCCCCGGCGCTGTCGCCGACAAACACATTGAACGTCCCTGTATAACTTCCATGCGGAGCCGAGGCGAGAAAGAACGAGGTCGAGTTTGGCGTTTGAACGATCAACGAGCCGACGGTCAGGCGGTTGTTGGATCCGTCAAAAGTAAAATCCGCATCAGCCGCGAGGTTCTGCGATCCGTTCTCATACAGCACGCGATTGATCCCGCCGCCCGAGACGGCATCGCCCACTGTCATCGGAACGAGGGCCGCCCGCATCGCGGCATAATTGGCCGCGGCGACAAACGACAGAGCATTGTCCGAGATCGCCTTTGCCACCAGGTTGCCCGTTGATGCCCGTGCGGGAAAGGTATTGGCAGCGAACGAGACCTGCGAGAGCGTGTCCGCACCGGTGCCGATCGGAAAAGCATTCGCCGCCCAATTCTGAGCTGACAGTGCCGTCAACGTCGCGTCGAGCGGCTGGTACGTGCCCGAGAGCGACGGGATGTCGGCGGCGACGAGTGCGCGGAATGTCGGAGCTGCCGCCGAGCCCATGGTCGGACCGGCAAAGACGGTATTCGCTGCCTGATCGGCAGCATCAGTCGCGGAAGAGTCGATCACAACGGGAGCCGAAAGGCCATCCTCGTACCGGAGGTGTGCTTTCTCGCCTGTCTCGCTGATCGGCTGCAGAAAGATCGTCAGATTTTTTGTCGGACCGGTCGTTTCGTAGGGAAATGTGGTGGTTTCGCCCTGCCGTGCATAGCCCAGCAGAACATCGGGTGTGTCCGGGTTGTCATCGTCGCGGAGCCAGGTCTCGGCTACGACGGATTGCGTTTCACCGGCGAGGTTCTCTGCGATATAGGCCGTCTTTGCGTTCTCGCGGAGCAGCGGGGCCTCCTCTGCAGTTGCGGTGAGCAGGCGTCGAAACACCTCGGGATACGTGTCGTGCGAGAATTCGAGCTCGATGCCGTCAGATGAAGCGACCTCGGTGTCAGGTATGGAGCCGTAGTCGTCACTAACGATCGTGCCCAGGCTGCTGCCGCCGACCTCGTCCATGTTGAAGGTTTCATTATTAAGCGGCACACGGACGCCGTCCGCGTCGATGCGGATCGCGTCAAAACCGTTAAAGAATGCGGCTGCCATATACTAAGGACATTCGGGAATCTCGAGCTCGATCATTTTTGTGCTCGTGTTATAGGTCGGCGTGCCCGGATCGAGCGGGCAGTACGGCGGGGGATCGACGCGAACGCAGACCCCGCTGCGGCACACATAGCCCGTGGGGCAGTCGGCGTCGATCGAGCACAGGCCGGTCGGCGGCGGATCTTCGGCTTCCTCTTCGAAATCCTCCATTTCGTCCTTGTTGTAAGCGAGACCGGTGATCATCACATTGAGGCCGTCGATGCGCTGAGCCTCGAGCATGATGAACCACTCGAAACCCTCCGGTATCTCCTGCGACTCGAGCTCGAGCTTGAAAGGCTCGTACTTTTTCATGCCGATCATCCATTCGAGCGGGACGATGACCTTGGCGAGGCAGTTGTTCTTTGTCCCGCCGCCTGTTTTCGCGTCGTACTCGCCAAAGAAGAGGGTCCAGCGTGCGCGCGAGACCGCTTCGTTGACGTTGCGGATGCCGAGGCCCGAGTACTGCTTTTTGACGATCGCGAGAGCTTCATCACCGGCCACCTTGCTGGCGGCGGCCTGGGCCACGGGATCGTTGACGTAGATCGTCCGCGGGATGTCGTAATTGCCGATCTCCTCGAACGTGAACGCGATCTCGTTGGTCAGGACATCGGGACGCGTCCTTTCAAAGATAACCGGCTGCGGCCCCTGCCACACGATGTTCTTGTTCGGGCCAAAGTCGGTAAAGACCCGTGCGTCGTCGAGCTCCTCATCGGTCCAGACGCGGAACGGCACTATCGAGTATTTGCCGTCGTATTGAAAAGGAATGCTGATCCGGCCCGAGCGGCAAACGTCTACGATCTGGTCGATCGCCGGCCGTTCGACGAGCGACGCGTCAAATGTCGTTCGCCGGTGCAGGAACGTGTGCTCCTCGCCATCGGGGAACGTGAAGGTATGCGTCACCGTCTTGCGGCCCCAGTCTGACGCAGCGATAGCGTCGTCGATCCAGAACCTGCCGGGCTCGTATTTAAGACCGGCCGTTTGATTCGTGTACATCTCGGCCAGGCACCAAACGCGATCGTCGGACCAGCGACGCGTAAACGTCTCGTCGTCCGTCCAGACGGCGATCTCGCGGTCGCCCGAGATCGAGCACTCCATCGACAGCGACTGCAGCGTGACCGAGAACGGATTGATCGGGCCCACACGGGCACGGACGTGGGCGACGCCCGAGAGGTTCGACATATTCGTCAACGAGTAGAAGGTCGCCGGTTGGCCGCGGTCGCCGAAGCGAATGTTGATGTGCTGGGCCCCGATGACCTTGTCCAGGACCTTGATGTTCGAGATCGCTTGCACCGGGCCTTTGCCCACGCGCCAGACAGTGTCGACAAAACCCTGGTCCGGTTGCCCCTGGCTCGGCTCGCGTCGCATCAGAATGAGGTCGCTGCCGCGAAAGTTCTTTGTGCCGAAGTGCCACGCCGCGGACTTGTTCCTGATACCGGCATTACCTTTTGAATGGGCGAGATTGCCAGGGTTGTCGATCCACGTCGGAGTGATCTTGAGATTGACGCCGGCGTAAAATCGGGTGTGTCCGTAGCGTTCGTCGCAGCCTGTAGGGCTTTTGTCACAGTCGATAAACGGCTGGGACGTGCCCGGATCGAGCTCGCCGACGCTGCCGCCAAGATGCAGGTCGTATGGGCCGCAGAGATTGGTCGCCACCTTATCCGTTGATGACATTTTGCCGCTGAATACGGCCGGGCACTCCTCAGGCATGATCGGACCGCTCGGCAGGAACAGCTCGCGCGTACGATAGCCGTTCGTCATCACGCAGATCTGCTGAAAGCGGCCGGTGATCTGCGGCGGCAGCAGCTGGCCCCACCAGGCGTCGTAATTCAGATCGACCTGCGGCCAGTAGAGATAAAGGTCGACCTTGGCGGCACCGTGCTCCTCGAACAACGCCGCGATCTCGCCGTCATGATCGTCGAGCGTGATCTCGATATTCTCGGTGCGGATGTCGCCGTTGATCTCGAATTTACGGAACGGATCGCCCATGATGCGGGCCTCGATCGACTCGTCGTCCGTGTAGTTTTTGACATCGCGAAACGGCGAGACCTCGGAGTAAGCGGACGAGCCGTAATAGCGCGTTTCGCTTCCGTTGCCCCACACCGCCTTGATGTACTCGGCCCGGAACGGTTTGCCCTCGCCGGCTGCACCCTGCTTTTGCAGGATGGCGATGAGAGCTTCCCATTTTGTCTGGTCAAAAGGCATAGGTTAGATCGCCCATTTTGTCTGCAGATGCTCGGCAAGTTCGCGCATCTCGTAGTGTGGTTTTGGCGCGTTAAAGAGGATCATCTCGCCGAGGTCCATATCGGCGTAGCGGTCGGTGTAATCGCGGTCCTTGCCGAGTTGCATCGCGGTGAGGGCGATACCGTCCTCCCATCGACAGTGCACGAGGCCAAAATCGTTCATCGGTGCCTGTTGGCTGGCCGCTGCGTACAGGATGCCGTTCTTGCGGTATTCGTAATCGGAGAATGCCTGGTTAAAAAACGTCGTGCCGGAGTTGCTGCTGACGATCGCGGCCGAGGTCAGATCGGACGACAACACACCCATGAAATCGGGAAACGTGTCATGAGGAAGCTGCATGACCAGCAGAGCCTCGTAGATCGTTTCGCTCGGGCCCGTGATGAACGAGGTCTCGTCCTCCGCTGTGAATCGCATGACACCGAGACCGTTTTGAACGTCAGCTGTAAAGACGGGCGGAGCTTCGGTCAACTGAAATGTATTGTCGTCGCCAGGGATCTCGCTCGCCCACGCCAACCCAAACGGTCCCGGCACCTCTACGGCAGCAATGTACCAGCCAAAAACCCCGCTCATCAGCGACACGTCAAACACCGAGACGCCGGGAATGCGGACCTGTTTGAACTCGATTCCCGTAGAGAAAAGCTTTGTGAGGAACCGTGCATACGTGATCCTGGGGCCGACAAATTTTGCGAGGTAATACTGATCATTCACGGGGCTGCTGATCACGATCGGCTGGCCGTCGACCTTGCGATCGGAAAATAACGCGTACAGATAAGCTGCCGGCGTCATCGTCACACCGCGATAGGTGACCGAGACCTGGCCGCTCGAGCCGGCGAGCGACGGGTACTTGATCACCCAGTGGCGACGGCCCGTGTCCGCACCATAAAGCACCTCGACACCGAAGCCGTCAGGTCCGATATCGGTCTCGTACTCGGCAAACTCGAGTCCCTCCTCGGCCTCGCGGCCGCAGAGCTGTAGAAAATGATATCCCTCGACTGTTTCAGGCATATTTAGACCATTTGTCCCAGGTTGCGAAATTGTTTTTCGGCACGCCGGCCGTCGTTGCCATACTCTCGCTCGACCGCGTCGGCCGCGGCTGCGGGATTCTCGTCGAGCCCGGCCTTAACGAGTGCCCCTGCCGGCATTGTCTTGAATGAGCGGACCTCGTCGGCGAGTTGGTACACCGATTCGGCCAGGCTTGCGACGAGTGTTCGATCGATACCGCTCGACGTCGAGACAGACGGCCGTGCCGGCATGATCGTGCCGTTGACCGACGACGACGAGATGCCGGCACCACCACCGAAACCCGATCCGAGGCCGATGCCGGCACCGCCCGAGCGAAAATTGTTGCCCTCCCAGTTGGGATCGCCGTAATTCAGGCGGTCGATCTTGAGCGACGATTGGCCCGAGCCCTCGGCGTATGCTTTGAGGATGTTCATGCCCTCTTCGCTGCGGACGACGGCGATCGCGTTAGCGCCCACTTTGCCCTTGCCAAACATTCCCTCGCCGAGGTTTTTTAGTGCGCCCAGCACGCTCTTGTCCTTGACGTTGATCCCAAATTGCGACGACGCAGCTTCCTTGAGCTTTTTCTCCGCACCATCGCCGCGAAGAGCCATGAACAGGCCGATCCCGGCACCTGCGGCCGCACCGATCGCAGCTCCCCACGGGCCGAACATGGCGCCCATCGACATTCCCGTTCCGGCGAGCGAAACCATGTTTCCCCATTTGCCGCCGATCATGCCGCCCGCCATCGAGGCGATCGAACCGATGCCGCCCATCGTGCCGGCGAGCTCCGAATTCATCTTGCCCGTGAACGGATTTTTCTGCGGATCAAACAGGCCGCCCCACCGTCCGCCCGAGACGCTGCCGCTGATCGTGCCCGACATATCGCCGCCGCCTGCAGCAGCACCGCCGAAATTGTTACCCGGGAAAAACGGAGGAGTGCCTCCCACGCCCGTGCGTCCACCGCCAAAACCGCCGATACCAAAGCTACCCAGAATGTTGCCGATCGTGCCGCCGATGCCGCCGCCAGTACCGCCGCTGTAGCCGGCCGGCAACCCGCCAGTGTTACGCGCTATCTGCTCGAGCAATCGGGTGTGATCCTTCAGTTCGCCGACGACGGGATTCTTTGCCTTTTCCATCTGCGAGCCCATGCCCGGGAAAAGCTTGTCGACAATGCCGGTGAAAATGTTGTTCAGGCCCTGTGCCTGCATCGCTTTGAGAGGTTCGGTGATGAACGACAGCAGCCCTTTTGATTTGTCGTTGAGCTTGTCGAGCGGTTCATTCATGCGCCGGAGGATCGCGTCGTAAGTCCCATTTATGCCGTCAATAATGCCCTCGTTCAGCGTCTTTTGAGCGTTCATGTGCTCGTAGATGCCGGCCCGGATCTTGTTGTTCGAGATCTCCATCGCCCGCGACAAGTCCAGCCGGGCACGCTCGACCTCGAGGATGTCACGCAGGTTGTCGGCTTCGCGGACGAGCTGGTCGTTGCGGCCGAGATTCATCAGCTCGATCTGCAGGTCGCGGATCTCACGCGAGATAAATACCTTGTCCTCGAGTGCGCGTGTGTTTGCTTCCTCCTCGATGTTGCCACGCTGCAGCAGCTCGAGCTGGATCTCGAGATCGTGCGTGATCTCACCGCGCGTGACACGCTGGTCCTCGAGCAAAGCCTCGATCTCTTTTTCCTTGACCGCCTTGCGTCCCAGCAGCATCGCACCGCGGGAAAGCTCGTCGGTCGTCTCGGTCTCGAGGCCGAGCGAGATCCGCAGGTTCTTGATGTACTGGTCCTGCACGCTCAGCTGCAGGGCCCGCGACTGGATGCCGCCGCCCGCGAGGCCGGTCGTCGTGTCGAGCACGCCGCGGCCAAATCCCGCGGCCGTCGTGCCAGGCGTCATTCCGAACGTGCTGACGCCGGTCTGTTTCACGTCGTCGACCATGAGCTTGTGGATGTCGTCGAGCATCTTGCCGCTCGGGATCACGCCGGTCATTTTGTAGACCTTGATGATCCGACGCAGATGTTCCGTCCGCTCGGCCTCGGTCAGCATCTCAGACTGCTTATCGAGAAACTGTCCGACCTCATCGGTCGATATCGTGCCTTTGCCGAGACGTTTTTTATCCAGGCTGCGGAGATAGTCGAGCGGCACCGAGTACATGCCCTGGCCGAGGAAGCCGCTCGCCTTGTTCTGGTTCCTTTCGAAGTGCAGGTGCGGACCGCTCTGGAAAACGCCCGGACGCTTTACGCGCTCATCGAACAGGCGATAACCATGCTCGATCGCGTTGGCGACGAGGTTCGTGATCTCGGCGATCGATTTACCGCGAATGCTGACGTCGGCCGCGCGTCCCATCGGATGCAGGGATCCTTTGTTTAGCGCACCGCCGACCGTTCGCGAGACAACAAAACCCTGCTCCTCAAAGAACCGACGCATCTCGTCGCTGCCGCCGCCTGCTGCTTTCTTTGCCTTGGCTGGTTTGTCGCCGGTGAAATACGGCCCCTGGAACCACTCGGGATGTGGCGTGTAATCGGGTGTCTCGCCGCCGCTGAACGGGCTGGCGTTGATCTTGCCGATGCGCGACTGTGCGATCGAGATCCTGTTCGATTCGAGCGTTCGCCTTTTCAACCGTTCGCTGATCTGCTGCCCGTTCTCGCCGGCGAAGATGCCGTCGATAATGTCCCCGATCGCTGCGATATCGTTCAGTTCCTTCTGGACCGCGAGCGACATCTCGGCGACTTTGTCGGCCACCCATTTTGCCCAGCTTGCGACGGAATTTTTATTATTCTGCAGCCAGCCGTTGATGTCGTCGAGCGACTGCTTGATCGGATCGGCGAGTTCCTTGCCGAACGTGATCCCGACTGCGCGTGCCCGGTCCTGGACGTCCTTGAGGGCGTTGTCAAATTCCATCGCGGCCCGCACGTCGTCCTCGCCCATGACGACACCCATCTCGCGTGCCTTCTTGATCAGCTCGTCGACGTCGCCATTGAACGATTTGAAGAATGGCAGCAGCTTAAAGCCCTGCTCTCCGAACGCGTCCATCGCGGCGTTGGCCTGCTCAACCTCGGTCGGTAGAGCGACGATGCGTTTGAGGACCTCGCGAAAAGCGACCTCGAGATCCTGGGCGGCCTTGACCGGCTCGAGGCCGAGGCGTTTCATTTTGGCGACGGCACTGTCCGATCCGTTGTTTGCGTCGCCGATCAGTTTTGTAAAGAGCTTGATGCCCTCGCCGAGCTGGTCGAACTGCGTGCCCGTGCGATGCGTCTGCGACTCGAGGGCCGAGAGCATCTCGACCTTCATGCCCGTCAGCTGACGTGCTTTCTCGATTCGCAATCCGTACTCGCCGAAATTGACAGCGAGATCGAATACCGCCTTTGAACCGCGCAGCGCGATCTCGGGCAGACGCGAGATCATGCCCGAGATCAGGTTGCCGGCGATGTGTGCCTTGGTCATCGAACCGGTGAACCGGTCCATGTCCGCACTGCCGCTGTCGCCGACCCGTTTGGTCGCGACGCCGAGACGGCTCAGCGACGCCTCGGTCGCTTTGACGTCCTTATCGTCAACCTCGATGATCAGTCTTACTTTGCGGTCAGCCATCTGAATTTGGTGTTGAGAATTTGGCCTTTATGTAGCCCTGGATCCGTATGTCGTGGATCCGTTTGATCTCCTGCTCGGCGTCACGCCAGACGACGAAAAGGGCCTGATGTTCAAAGGTGTAAACCGTCCAGTCGGTAGCGCGTCCGGCGTTCTCCCATTTCACGAGGTAAGAGATCTGGTCGACCAGGTCTTCGACCTCGGATTCAAATTCGGCGTCGGCCTCGGCTTCATCCTCGACGATCGGCGGCGAGCATTGTTTGGGGCATTGCTTGCAGGCGTTCTCAGCCTTCTCGTCATAACTCTCGCCCTTGGCCGATTGCCAGCGGGTGCAGCCTTGATCGCCCTCGCACCGGTAAAAGGCACCTGTCGGGTCCTCGCCCGCTTCCTCGAAAACGCGACGCCGAATGGCGTTTGACGACGCCGCTACTTTTTTGGGTCGAGGACAAGTGCGGCCTGAAAGATCGAGTTGATCACGACCGTCTTGAACCGCAGCGGAACGTCCGTCGCCTTGCTGCCGGCGAAACCCTCGACCGAGACAAACATCTTGTCGTACAGCTCACCGCGGGCCTTGGCCTGCGGGTGATATTCCATCGCGACCTCGCGACGCAGCCCGCCGATCTTTTCCCTGCGGTACTCGTTGTCGACCAGGCGGTCATACATCTTGGCAAACTCGTCGGTCTTGCGTTTGAGCGTGTGCTTTTGATAGACGAGCTGCCCGCTGAACAACGCCTCGGTCGTGACGACCAGGTTGCCGCCGAGCGTTCTCTTGCCGTCGCTCGTCGTGTCCGGCTCCCAGATCGAGACCGGCAGAAAAGCATTGATCGCCGGGATCATCTCGACGTCGGCGTCGACCAGGTCGCGAAAGTCGGTATCGACGGCGACGTCGACATTCTCGATCGAGTCGATGAGATCACGCCAGAGCGAGATCTGTGCCGCGTTGACTTCCTGCTCGAGCTTGTCCTTCTCGCCGCGGATCTTAGTGTCCTTGAGAAACTTGATGTACCGCTCGTCGGTCAGCGGTTTGAAGATATGCGCGGTCCGAAACTTCTCGCCGCCCTCGGTGATCTCGAACGCGAAACGCTGGTTTGCCCGTGCGTCATAGACCACGGGCCTTGCTTCCTTTTTTGTTGCTGCTTTCATTTGGGTTGGTTTCTCCTGGTTGGTTTTAATGCGGGCGACGTGTAGCACGCCGCCCGGCGTGTTGACTAGGTAAACGGGTTACGAAGCGTAGCTAATGACGTCGTTCTGGAGAACGGCCGTCAGCGGGAACGATCCTGAATTCGACATCAGGTCGACCGAGCCCTGGATACCGACAAAGCCGCCGATGTCCGCGACCTCCTTGGCCGAATCGATGATGCCCCGCGTGTGCGTGATCCGCAGGTTAGAGTTGCCCGAGTCGATGCCGACGATCGGGATCTCGAGCGTGACGTCGGTGCCGGCCTGCATCCAGTCGCGCATCTTATCGCCTGTCGCGAGCCGTGCACCGAACGTAAAGCCAAACTTGCGGGCCCCGACGAGAAACTCGCTGCGTGTCTGGCCCGATCGCGGATTGCCCGCGACCACGTAATCAGAGCATGCACGGTAACCATCGCTTGCGGGCGGCAGGTCGGCCGTCAGCGTCCAGTTCTCGATATCGCAGGTGTACGACTGGTAATCGCCGACGACGCCGGCCGTGGTGTCGGCCGACGAGGCTGCCGGCGTGATGCCGGTGCAGGTCCCGTTGTCGAGTGCGACGTTCATCGTCGCGTCGTTCGCGGCTTTGACGCGGGCAGTCAGGATGATCGCCGTCGTTGCTCCGGTGACCGCAAAGAAATTTGAGATCACGAGATGGTTGCGTAGCGCAACGCGGACCTTCTCAGCCCACTGTGCTGCCGTATCGAGGTTGGTAACGGCGACCGAGACCGCGATCGGCGAGCCTGCCATGCCTGCTGCCGTCACGGTGACTGTCGCGTTGCCGGTTCCGGTAATGCCGCCCGCGGCCGTGGCCGTCTCAGCCTGTGCGGTGCCGTCATCGTTATCGTTAAAGCGGAAGAATGCCTGCGAACCGTATCCGAATTCGCGATCGTTCGTTACCGATGGCGACGTGTAGCTTGCCGGATCGATCGCATATTTGCCCGAGCCCTCGTACTGTGCCGCGATGGTGATACGTCCCATCCTGCCGCCCGAGATCGACAGGTTTACGGGAGCGATCGACGAGAGCTTTCTAAGGTACAGGCCGCCGAGCTTTTCAAGATATGTGCGCGTCGGCATCTGCCGCGACGTGTTCATCGACTGCGGCGTGAACGTGTGAATGTACGGGCTCGAGCCCGACACGGCGTACGTGCCGAGAAAATCTTTCAGGAAATAACCGATGTCCTGAAAGTTAAAGTCCGGGCTGAACGGCACGCCGGCCGCGACCGTGGTCGCCCACTTATCGCTCGGCACGTCCGAGCCGTTGTCGTAACCGCCGTCGTCCGCAAACGAGGTATTGAGGTCCGACAAGCTTGGCGACGACGAGATGATCCGGCGAAAATCGTCCGAGAATGCGCGATCGGTGCCGTAGGCCGTCTCGTTCAGACGCGAGATCGATCGCTCTATTTGTGATGGATGTGTAGGTGCCATGATTCGTTATTCTCCTTTTGCAGCCAGGATCGCCGCGGCGAGTTCCTGCTTGTTTGTGTAACTGTCGCCGTCGAGCCCGGCCTCTTTTGCCATCGCCTCGAGTTCCTTGCGGCCGCGTTTTGCCAGGCTTTCGACCGTGTCGGGTTCGTCCGCGACGGCAGGCTTGCCGGCTTCCTCAAAAACATTCACCATCTCGCCGTCGACCGACGCCTTGGCCCAGAGCAGCTCCCGGCCCATGACGGCATCGACCTCGAACGCCTTGCCGTCATTCTTGAAATAGAAGTTTCCCGTGGCGTACTCGTTGATCTGCGGATGTGCAAATTTTAAGTTCATAAAGTTTCTCCTCAATAACCTAGTAACCAGCGTGCGGATTGATCACGAGCGGTATGTTTGCGACGGCGTAAGGCTCGCCGTTCATAACGTCATAGCTGCGTGAGCCCATCTCGATCTCGACGTCGCAGACGCGGCCGCCGAGGCTGTTGTCCGTGTACAGCAATCGGTACATTTCTTTTTCAAGTTCCCAAACCTGCGTGAGTGCCGGCTGGCGGGCTTTCTTGTCCTTGCCCGCCACCTTTGCAAAACAAACGAGCTGGACGCTTACGCCGTGTTCTCTGATCGCTCCGTCGCCGCCCGGCACCATCGACCCGACCGCGTCCGAGATCCTCAAGCCCCGCGGCTTTGTGATCGTCTGATAGATCGTGTCGTGCAGCTCGACCTCAAAGAGCACATCCTCCGCAACGGCCGCCTCGATCTGCTCGGCCAGAAAGTCAAATAACAAGATCTCGGCTGGCTTGTCGGTGTCCGGCATAATCCACTAGCTTCCCGACGTGAACGTCAGGTCGTACGTCACCTGCAGGCTGTCGCCGCTGATCAGGTTGATCGCCGAGAAAAGCGATTTGTCGATGAGTACTCCGCCAGCGACCGCCGCCTGGCTAAATATGCCGTGCTCGGTGATCGCGACCGTCGCATCCGGGCTGAGCGTGCCCACGGTGCGATAGATGTTTGCCGACGCACCCTCGGTGGTCGATCCGGTCGGCCGTACGTTGTCCGACGCGTACTGCGTCGTCAGCTCGGTGTGAAGCGCGGTGTTGGCCGCGGCCTCGGCGTTCGAGCCGGTGCCGAAGCCGTGATACTTCATGTTCTCGAGCTCGACCGTGTTCTGGAACGCATCGACGATATAGCCGACGCCCGTGTCCGTCACGACTCGCAGGCTGATGAGCCCGAGATCGAGGACCGTGCCGTTTGCACGCGTCACCTGGGCGTACACCGCGCCGTAGAAATTCGAAAGGCCAAACAATCGTGCGACCAGGATCCGCCACAGACCGCGCCAAACATTGAGCATGTTCGCGAGCCGGTAGAGGTTGACCTCGCGGCTCTCGCTCGTCGGCAACGCGTGGATCAGGATGTCCCGCAGCCGCTGGACGCGTGGCCCGTCACCGCCGCCGCGCATTACGTGAAACGACCGCTGGCCCGATAGTGCTACTGCTGACTCGGTATTCATATTTTTTCACCTCGCCTTGTCGCGCACACCAGAGCTTCGGCAGCTGCCGATGTCGCCTCCTGGTTCAGCTCGTCGCGAACTCCTGCGACAACCTTTCCTAGGACGCTGGCTAACGATTTGAGGATCTTCTCCTCCGTGATATCGATCGAGACGGACGCTGTCCGCTCGCCGTAAGGACAGGAACCGGTCACCCTCAGCGAAGCTTCGCCGTCAGCATTGAGCCGGGCAGTTACGCTAAATTCTGTTTTTCCGATCATTGTTTGCTCCTCAAAACTGTGACTTGTCTACCGCGAACGACCCTTCGTGTGCCGCCTGGCCCTCGCCCGTTGAATAATATCTGTACTGCCAGTTGCCCGACATATTGGCATCGATATCGGCGCGGTACCTGCCCTCCGATTCGCGGACCAGCTCGGCATCGACGCCGTAAACATATTCCGTTTCGCCGCCCGCGGGATCGCGAAACAGGAACCTCACCGCTGTCGGATCGATCAACTCGCTGTCCGAATCGCGAAAGATCGCGAGCACCGCCACCTGCGTCCCGAGCGGATAACGCTTCCTCTCGGTGCTCATGCGGCATACCCCCAGACCGTCAGGCTTGTCGCCGCACGTTCGCGCAGCGTAATGCGGGTCCGCGCATTCTCGAGCACCTCGATGCCGATCGCGGACGTCGTGACCGACAGCTGAGTCGCCGCAAATTCAAAGATCGTAACCGTGCCCGACCGTCCAATGACGCCGAGCATTTCGCCAACCAACGCAATCGCACCCGACAGAGATCTCGCGATCGAGCGGATGACCGATCCGGCCGCCGTGATAGATCCGCCCGTCGATCTCGCAACGTCTCGCGTCCGCAATGTTGACGGAGTCAACGAACCGGCAAGCTGCTTGGCTGCCGCAAACTGCACTGCACCCGCCGCCGCGATCGTGCCTGCGAGATCGAGCATCCTGAGTTTCAACGTCGCGATCGTGCTTGCCGGCGTGAGTCCACCTTCCGTGATCCTCGCGATCGCTTTGCCGATCAGGCCCGATGGCGTGACGCTGCCGGCGAGAGATTTTGACGAGCTGCGTGACATCGTTCCGCTCCCGGTGACGGCGCCACTTTTTGCGACGGCCGTCAGCTTGGCAACGATGGCCGATGGCGTCAGCGAGCCGGCGACAGATCTCGCCGCTGCGAACTGAGCGGCACCCGCCGCCGCGATCGAACCGGCGAGGTCCACCAGCGTGAGCTTGAGCGTCGCAACTGTACCGCCCGGCGTGATCGAACCGACCGCGACCTTCGCCGACAAACGCGCCATCAATCCCGTTGGCGTCAGAGATCCTGCGAGGGATCGTGACGGGCTGCGTGCTGCCGAACCTGCCGGCGTCAGCGAGCCGCCCTTTACGATCGCACTTGCCATGGCGACGATCGCGGATGGTGTCAAGGATCCTGCTTTCGCCACGATCGCGTCCCGCACCACCGCACCGGCCAAAGCTATAGCACCGCCCACATCGAGCATGAGGTTCTGAACACCACCCTCAACCGCAGCGGCGATCCTAAGATCTGCCGCTCTCAGCTGCAGGTCGTAAATGCCACGCGAGGCATCGTTTGCAAACAGCCGGACGATGAGATCGGACTGACTCGTGGGCACGAATGCCTCGACGTCATAGGTCCCTCGACTCTCGTCCCTGATCTGTAAAACGATATCTGGCATTTTGCTTAGCTTCCGATCAAAGTGTTTTGCGTTACCCCGTCGACGTCCGGGCTTCCTGATTTGTGGGCGACGATGTAATGGGCATCCGGATAATACGGCGTGTTCAGTAAAAAATTGCCGCTCGGGTCGCTCACCTGCGTGTCCAGCAGCTGATCGTCCGCCGTGCGAAATAGCTTCACGGTGCATGTCCCGACCGGCGTGCCGTTGGCGTCGCGGGTGATCCCGGTAAAACCAAACCGGCTGGCCGCACCGCCCGCCTGGTCAAACTCGCCCCACCAACTCGCCTCGAGCAGCCCGATGTCAAGGCTCTGATCACCGATAAAACCGCCGCATCTGGGCCACCAGGGTGTTTCAAACGACGCTCCTCCGATGCACCAAATGTCCGCGAACATCCGCTCGGCGACAAAATCCATGCGGTTCAACCGCTGGTCGCTTTCCTCGATACGGCCATTGGTGGGAAGTGCAGCTCCGATAAATCCGCTCACATGTCTCCTTTCGCTATCAACGGATAAACAGCCTCGTTCGGTGAAACCGGAGCGTCACAGCTCGGGATGGGCAACCCCGCACCGTGCGGCTCCAGGATCGACGGCCTGCCGAGGCGATGCGAGACCGCCTCGCGGGCTGCGTCGATCATGCCGATCGCCAGCTTTACGTCGCCGACGTTCCCCTCGATGCTCATTGCCCCGTTATCGTGGAGCTTGAGCGTAATTGTTGCCACAACGTTATTCATCGATCGCAACGTTAACGTCACACGCCAAAGCCGTGGTGATATTCCAGATCACCGCTCCCGCCGAGACCGGAATAATAAAGCCCCGCGGAAACGTCCAGACAACCCCGACGCCGATCGTTGCCGCCGAGTTCCACCTGCGTGCAAATACCAGCGGCACGGTCGGGCTCGTGCCGAACGTCAGCGATGTTTGCGTAACGCAGACCGGTGAACCCGGCTCGTCTCTGATGAACGTCGCCAACGTGCCCGGTGTTACAGCAAGGGCCTGCGGCCGCCCAAAGCCGAGCGACTGCGCGGTTCCTGTGACCTGAATGATGGATAATTCAAGGATCGCCGCCCGAACCGCCGCCGTGGTGTAGATCTGTAAAGAGGCTTGCGTGATCGTTAAATTCGATGTACGAACGCCGATTGAACCTATGGCCATGATTGTCTCCTTCTGCTAAACAAACTGCTCTAAAACTGCCTTCGCGATCGCGCGAGCTTCGTTCTCGACCTTGACCGCTGCCCGCTCGTCAAACGGATTGGCTTTCTTACCCTTTCTCGATCGGCGAACTATGTACGGCTGGCCGCCCACGAGCAGGTAACCCTCGCCGGCCGGAGGCGTCGTGACCGGTATCAAAAACGCCTGGGCAACTGTCGGCCGCAATGTCGCCTTTTTGTTCCCGCGTGCGACGACCTCGGCGTAGTTGTATGCCGGCGACGGACGCAGTGTGACGGTCTTGACGACCTTGCCATCGGCATTGATGACCTGGGCAGCTCTCGCCCCGCGTGCTCCCGATCGGGCGCTCACGGTCAGCGTCGCCCGCATCGCCTGGTTGTCAATATCGGGCGGTGAAACGCCCTGTTTCAAATTGCCTGTCTCGTACGGGACCTCGTCGACCAAGTGCTTGCGGCCGCGTTCGCCGAGTCGGCCGAGCAGCACGAGCTTGGCCTTCTTGATGTCCTTGCCGAGCTGCTCGAGCTCGGTGGTATCGGCTGTTACACGACGGGCCATGTGATATCGTCCACGTCCTCATTCACCACCGGTCCGGGCGGCAGATCGCTCGATTGCAAATACTCTCGTGCCATTTGCTCGGCCAGCTCGAGGAACTGGCTCGCCACCGCTGCCGTCTGGTCCGGCGTCAGGTACTTTCGCATCTCCTTGCCCTCGTCCGACATCGCCGTCGCGACGATGCCTTTGTGCGAGAGCGGATTATTAAAACCGAGGACCGCGTAGTGATACGTGAGATGGGCCTCGGCATTTTGCAATGCGTTCAGCCTGGCCGGATCGTCCTGGTCCTCTTCGTCCTCGATCGCGGCATCGGCCAACGCGCCGTCGTAATGCGTATCGCCGACCCATTGACGCAGGCGACGGGACGCCGACGCTATGTGCGGCGTGATCCGTGGATCCTCGAAAGCGTCGTCGAGATCGAAACGCTCCCGAAAGTCGTCTGCGTCAATGAGTGCAGCCATTTCAATTACCTACGCGTCGTCTTCCATGACCGCGTTGGCCTTGATCGCGAGAAGCGTCGCGTTCAGCGTCGCCGCAAGCTCGGCCACAGCAGCCGTCAAAGCCGTGATCGCGGGGTGCGAGTACTCGAACCACACCTCGTAATCGTTGGTCGCGTTCGGAGCGGTCGTCGCCGTGAACGAATTGTTGGTCGCGTCGGTTGCCGAGGCAGCCTCTTCGATAGCGTTGGCAACGAGCTTGACGATCGACAATCCGGTCGAGCCCGCGGGAACCGGCACGCCGAGTTTGACACCGTAGCCGACATCGAGCAGGTCGCCGGCACCGTTGCCGTTGATCGATGTCAGCGTGAACGACGTCACCTTGGCAAAGATCTTCGACCCGACCTGGTCGAGTCCGCCCGCGAACAGGAACTGCTCCGTTACGGCCGAGCCGTCCGGTGCCGTTCCGACAACATCGACCTGAAATGCGTCGATCGATGCGTTGGCGTCGGTAAAGTTGATCACCACGTTTCGCGGCACGTCCGGCTGCACGACGCTCGACATCGCCGATGGCTCTGCCACCGCATTCAGGTCGAGCTGCGTCGCCCCGGCAGTCGTTGTCGCCGCCGTGATGTTCTGGTAAAAGACGTAACCCGCGTTCGAGTTCGTCACCACCTCGATCGTGCTGTTCGCCACGGCTCCGCCCGAGCTGTCCGTCAACGGCGGCACATTCTCAGCCGGCTCGAGCGGCGTGATCGCCGCAAACGCCTGCCACTTCGAACCGTCCGAGACAAAGATCGAGGACGTGCCCGTCGCGTGAGTCGTCTTTCCGATCGAGCCCACCGGGGCTGTCGTCACCGTCACATTGGCCGTGATCGCCGTCGTCAGCACATAGTGACGCTTGCCGTTGATCTCGATCCAACCCGCATCGTCGTGCCCAAAGAGCAGTTTCCGGTCATGGCCCTTGATAAAAGTGGTGCCGATGCCTTTGAAAAGTGTCTTGATTCCCATCTATTTTTTCTCCTTGGCCCCAGCCTTCTCAGTGGACGCCTGTTTTGCCGGTGCTTTCGTCGCCGCAGCCGGTGCCGCCGCTTTTGGCTTTGGCTCCGCGACGACGAGCAGCCGCCCCGACATGAGCGCCGTACGCGTCTTGACGCCGATCGGAGCTTTCAGCTTTTCCTTGCCGTCGATACTCAGCCTAAATCCGGTTCTCGGATCAAAGAACGACGTCCCTTTATGTGCCAGCTCGACGGTGTCGCCCGGCTTGATGTCCGATCCTTTCATAACTCTCCTTGTTCGGCCGGGCGGCCGCATTGGCCGCCCGAACCTACTCAACTAATGCCGGCTCCCTATTCGGAGTACGGCGCCATCCACGACGAGAAGTCGGACGCGGTATCGGCCACGTACGCGGTCCCGCCGTCGATCTGGACCGACGCGTTACGCTGCAGCTTGGCAAAGCCCGTGGTGATCGAGACGTATGCGGCCTCGATCTGCTTCGAGATGATCTTCTCCGTCTCGACCATCAGCGGTGCCGAGGTGAGCTGGACCAGTGAGCACGACGGATCGTTGATCACGACCATATTCGCTGCGAGCTCGTTGCTGACATAGAGCCGCTCGGGCATCGTCAACGGGCTCGCGAGCACCGTCGCCAGCAGCGGATTGCCAAACTGCCGGTTCTTGACCTCCTCGAGGTTGAGAAAGTCGAGTGCCTCTTGGCTGTTCGCCAGGATCTGCGTGCCGAGTCGGCCCAGCAGGTTGAGCCTGATCGCGACGCGGGTCAGGTCGATCCACGCAGCACCGTCGTTGGTGTCCGTGACGCCGATCGTGTCGATGGCCTCGCTGCCGTCGCCCTGGTCGCCGTCGACGATCGTGTTGACCGCCATGCTGTTGAGCGTGTGGCCCAGGATGCGGCCGGCATCCTCAAAGAAGAGCGACGCCAGGCTCAGCGAGTTGTATCGGATCGCCTCGTAGGTGACCTTAAACCCGCGGGCCTTCTTGGTCAGCGTGACGTTCTTCGACCCGTAGCTGACCGTGCCTTCCTCGATCGTTGCGGCCTCGGCGCTGTCCTTCAGATTTGCATCCGAGATCTCGATCGTCGGCACCGTGACTGTCGGCTGCGAAACGCTCTCTTCGCGAACGATCAGGTCGTTATAGAACGCGGCCTGCACCGCTCCACGCATGACCGGATCGAGAAAGACCTCGCGGCTCATGAACCTCTCATTCCCGCCGTCAAAAACGCCCGGCCCGAGGCTCGCGGCACGCATGGCCTCACGCTGCGACACGCCCATGCCGCGGCGAACGCTCTCGCGAATGAGCTCGCTGAGCAGGTGCTTGTTGTCCTCGTCGGCCATCAGCTCGTCGACCGTGGTCGATCGAACATTGACGCCGCACTCGGCAAACAGGTGATTGGCCGACAGCGGCTTGCTGTTGCCATCCTTAAAATTCTCGGCAATGTATGTGCCGAGCGTGATGTCCCGCGGTGTTTTCTGATGACCACGGATCGCATTCATTGCGAGGACGATCTCTCGTACCTTGGCTTTTAGTCCGTACATATTTTTGTGTGCTCCTCTTAGATTTTGACGCCCCGCCTACAAGCCGAGGACCGTGACCGTGGCGTTCTCAGCTGCGCCGATCCAAACAATACCCACCATCAGCTTGCGGTCGCCTCCGGCGAGGTCCGCGACTGTGCTCTGGCCCGATGCGATCGCACCGAGCTTGACCTGGGCTCCGGCCGCCAGCGCACCGCCGACCGCCTTTGCCTCAAAAACACGCCGGAACCGGTGAAACTCGATCGTGCACTCACCGTCTTCCTCGGCTGCGTCCTTGACCGGCACACTGACGTGGCCGCAAGGAATGCCGCCGCTGCCGGCAACATCGACCGTCCTGTCGCCCGTGACCTCGACCAGCTGGTCCGCGAGCACGCCGGCAGTTTCCATGATGGCTGTAAGAGCCAAACCCTCTACATTTGCTTTGATTTCCATAGCTTTTCTCCTCTCTCCCTTTTTGGTTTAGCTAAACAGCCCTCCTGTCAGGTCCGGCCCGGCCGCTGCTGCCATCTCGGCTGCGTTCGGGTCAACTGCTCCGGCCGACGCAGGATCCTCTGCCGACGAGCGTCCCTGCGGGAACTTCTCGGCGACCTTCTTGCCGAAATACGCGTCGAGCTTGATCAGCCCGTCAGCGTCGGCCGACGCGATCTGTGCCGAGACGACCTCGTCGAGATCGCCCTCTTCGGAGCCCAGCTCGGCGAGCTTTGCCTTGCGCGTAACCTCGGCCCGCTTCTCATCGAGCAGCGTCACGCCGGCCACGGCCTGTGCCTTGAGCTCCTCGACGTCGTCGGGCAACCCGGCCTTGAGAGTCGCGCGGCTTGCAGCCTGCGACTCCAACGCCTTGAATATCTCGGTTTCGGGAACGTCGTCGCCGTCAAACCCAATACCGAGGGCCTCTCGTTTTTCCTTTGGAATATTCATAGTTTTCTCCTCGTTCGAATTTGGCGGCGGATTGTTGCCCGCAGCCTTCTCGGCCAACTCTGCAGCCGAAAAACTTTCATAATCTGTTTCGTCATCGTCATCGTCGCCGGGCAGCTGCTTGGCCAGCCGGTCAGCACCCATGAAAACCAGCGAGCATTCCCAGCACTCGAGGATTTCGGTGACGATAAGCCGCACGATATGTCCCTCGACCTCTTCGCCGAGCAGCAGCCAAAACCTGCCTTCCTCGACGAGCTGCGGGTGCGAAAAATCAAATTCGAAAAGCAGCGTCAGGCTCGTCGAGTGGATCCCTGGCGGACGCATCAGCAGCAGCCGCGAGATCCGCGGATTCATCAGCGCGTCGATCTTGTACTGGACGTTGATGCCTGGCACACCCTTGCCGGCCTTGTCGTCGCCGTCCCAGACCGCGTTCGAGACCGAGCCCAGGGCGTTGTTGATGTCGCCAAAATCGTGGTTCGGATAGACCGTCTGGCCATAGACGAGTGGCACCGCCGCCTCGAGCACGCCGTCGACCGAGAAGTCGAGACAGTGGTCAGGCAGAAATGCTTTCGAGAGACCGCGAAACGGAACGACGATGTAATCGGCATCGGTCGGCAGCACATCCTCGATGCGCTCAAAGTTGAAGTTGTCGTTCTTCGACTGCGGCTTTTGGTCGAACCACAACGATGCCGAGCCGGCAGCCTTTAGCCGCTCGGCGAGCTTCACGGCATCGACCGGTGCGATCGCGTCGGGCTCAAGCTGGGCCAGCATCCGAACGCGGGCAGAGCCGCCCATCCCGGCAGCAGCCAGGCTAAGGATCTCAACGCCTTTGTAGATCTTGTTTTTCATTCCGGTTTTGCCTTTTGCCTTTTTACTTTTACCTTCGGCCCCGCCGTTACTTCCAGTCGTCCAACTTTTCGTATGCCTTTGGCTTCAGCTGCGCGTATAAAAACTTTCCTGCGGACCTGCCGGCCTTGCCGTCGAACTGCGACCTGAAATCTTTCCAGAGCTTCTCGTCGCACGCCGGGTACCGGTACGCGGTCCCGTTCTGAAATCTCACGACGATCGCACCGTCGTCATATTTGGCCGAGTGCAAATTGCTCGACACTACGGCCTCAAATCCGTCCGCCATCTTTTGGGTTGGTTTGCTCATGTCTCTCCTTAATTCGAAAAATCACTGACGATCGCGATCAGGACCAGCAGAAAGGCAAACAACGCCGCAAATAGCAAAACCTTGATGCACCCCACGACTTCTTTCTCTGTGATCGGTCCCGTCGATCGGAATGCCTTATTCATCTTCGTCCTCGGTCCCGGGCACGATGCCCTCTAATCTCGTCCTGCAATTTGGGTGAAAAGGAGGAAAGCCGCGTCCGGTTTTCGTGAGGTCGTCGCCGATCGTCTGGCCGTCCTCCTCTAAATACTGTTTGACTGTGTCAACAGGATTTTTCGATATTTCTTTGCCTAGCTCCGAGCCGTATAGCTGTAGTGCGAACTCGGCTGGCGGTAACTTAGCAAGTCTCTCGATCGCCGATTGAGCGACTCCGACGCGGACAATTTTGCCGTCGAGAAATTCACATAGCGGGGTTGTCCTCGCGTCCAATGTCGCGACCAGTTTTGCCAGCTCGATCTCTGCCTGGCTGAGCGTTCCGATGTGCGCCCAGTTCCTTGTTCGAGCGACGGCCGTCTGGACGATGACAAGAGTCTGTCGATCGGTGAGGTTATTGAACCTCTCACCCGATGCACGGCGAAACTCTGCCAGCTCGTCGCTCGTCTGTCGGCCGAATAACGCAGCTCCGTTTTCGAAGTATTGTTTGACAAAAAATGTGCGCATCGGCTCACGCGTGTTATCGGCAAACTTCGAAAAATAGAAGTGGTCGAGTCTGCCAATGAATTTGATCGATACGCGATCGGGTCCACCGAGACGCAGCCGGATCGGGTCGTTGTCACCAAAAACGGTGACGTCGCGAAGCCGGTAGTACTCGTAAATGGATCTGCTGGTGCCGTTGATCGCCTGCTTTGCTCGGGCAGTGCCCCAGCCTTTGGCAAACGCTTGCTCCATTTCGTCGAGCAGCTGCTCGGCAAAGTCTGATCCGTCTGCAAAATCGTCGAAGTCGTGTCGCCTGAGGAATTCGCGTAACTTGTCCAGGGCACGGCGAACGCCATCATCAAGATAAGGGCCAACCCTGCGAAAATAGTTCTGAATGAACCGCTCGAGAATTTCATCTATTTGCTCCTCCGTTAATTTGAGGCTCCCTTGGCGAGAGCCTTTTTTTTTATCGACGGGAAACCGACGACGTTGTCGGCGGCCTCGCCATCCTCATCACCGCTCGCCAGATAAATCACATCGGGTTGGCGGCGATATCTCTGCGACGCCTTGTTAAATTTCAGCGTCAATGTCTTGCGTGCCCTGAGCCGGCCGAGCTCGCCCTGCGATTCCGTTGCTCGCGGCACGACGCCGGTCTGCGAAAATAACAGCTCTTCATCCGCCCACGTTTCGTAACCGAGCTCCTGGGCACCCTCATCCGGCGTGATCGCACCGTTCTTGATCCGTGCGAGCGTGTCGCGAAATCTGATCTCGTCGGTCTCGGCCTCGGCCTTTGCATTGCGGCTGTGAGCTTTGTCGAATGTCAGCGTGACGCCGTCGACCTCGATGCCGCCCAGGCGAAGGTCCAGCCGGTACGTAGCCTCTTGCCGGCGTTTGACGACACGCTGCATGTTTGCGACCTGCGACGTCAGCAGGTAATACACCACGTCGGCAAATGTCTCGGTCGTCGAGTCCGTCCGGCCGTGAAATCCTGGCATCGCACCGAGTCCCGAGAAAACCTGCTCCTCGGAGATGCGATTGAGATCGTAGACGCCCGCGGCACCGGTCGTTACCGGCTCATGCGTGACTTTTTGATCTGAGGTGTGCACGAGCATTCCCTTGTTCAGGTTGCCGTCGAGTGCACTTGCCAGGTCCGCGACGTATTGCGTGCACCGCGAGCTGTATTCGGTATCGGTCTCGCCCGCCCGCTTTATCGGCTTCGTTGCCGAGTAATCGATAAACCCGAGCAGCCCGACTTTCTGTGCCATGAACCGCAGGTTTTGCATGATCGGTTCCTGGCCGGTCAGGATCGCCTCGACCGCGGCCGTCGCCGGTGGTTTTGCGTATGGGCTGTTCTCGACCGTCGACAGCGCCACGTACTTGTATGTCTCGGTGTTGAGTTTGATCAGTCCCAATCTGCTGGCCGCTGCCCGCTGACCGCCGATCGCTCTTTGGTGTGGCTCGTAGATGTCGAGCTCCTTGTTGTAAACAAAACGGATCTGCTCGACCGGGACCATCACGACGCGCTCGACGCGGCCGCCCGCGAGATTGACCACGTCCTCGCTCGAGACGGCACCCGACCACGCGACCGAGTCGAGGTACTGATTCATCAAACCGTCGACGCCCGTGCCGTGCGTATAGATCCGCGATGCGGTTTCGTTCAGCCGATTGACCGCAGCCTCGGCCGCGGCGTCCGTCCTGGCATCGACCGAGAGCTGGTGCCCGGGATTGCCCAGGTTGCGGATGTTCGCGACGTACTGCGAAACGTCAGGGTTGAAAAGCCAGAAATATTTAAGGCTCTGCAGGATCTGAAAATCGATGACCGGGTTGACCGAGCCAAAGCTCGCGAGATAAGACGAGACCGACCCGCCCAACGTCTCGTCCGACGAACGCCCGTCCCGCGGCAGAGCATCACCGCCCAACCTGCGAAACGTCGCGATCGCCATTTTTAATCTGTCCCAAAAGGTCATATCAATCGTTCGCCCGTGCCATTCACTAAATCGCCCTACGCCCTGACCCTCGCGTTTTCCCGGTGACACTGTTTCTGGCTGTTTCTGGACACCAAAGCGGCCCTACTCAGCTACCCTCACTCATCGTGCAAAAGCCGTCGCCGGCATCGCACCCACAAAACCCGTCGCCTGGCCCCGCAGTTTCACGCGGACAAAATTCGCTAGAGCCAACGCCATGAACCGATCGTCGTGATAGCCGCTCAACGCACCCCACGACCCGTTGTCAAACCAGACGACCGTCCGTGCCTCTTCGCACCATGCCTCCGACGAGATCCCGACCTCCTCGGTCCGGATTGCCTGCTCGAGTGCGATCGCGTAATCCGGTTTGTTCGCTGCCGTCGTCAGCAGCCCAAACTCGGCCTGGTCCATCGCCTCGTCGATTGTCAAATCACCGTCCTCAACCTTTCGCTCGAGCCTCCGATCGATGTAGCGAAATATGAACTGCTCATCGATGAGCTTTTTCAGCTCGAGGATCGTCGCGATGCCCGTGTTGTTTCTCTCAACAACGACCAGGGCCCAACCGTATTGCTCGTGCAGCTCCTGCAGCCTGTAAGCCAAGAGATCTGGCGAGCGTTTCAAAACTTCCGAGTGCACCTGGCGGCCGGTCGTAATGTCGAGGACCTCGATCGCTGCCGGATCGCCCGAGTCCAAACCGAGTGACGTATCGCAGCCAATGATGTACTCGTGGCCGTCGATCGCCGCCTCGTGCGGCTCGCAGGTAGCTTTCAAATATCTGGCCTTGATCACCGGCCGGCCGGTCTGCTCAAAACAGTCGACATCCGATTCGGGATACTCGACCTTGAACTGGTCCTCGCCGCCCGGAAGCTCCGTGATCTTTGCCCGTCGCCAGGCTAAAAACTCGGCGACCTGGTCACAGTGCCACTTGTCTTTTTTCAGAGCGTGGCCCTGCCGCTGCAGGTGCTTGAGGATCAGGCCGCAAATGGCTTGCTCCTCGTCCGTGACCTTTGCATTGTCAAACCGGTTTCGCTTTGCGACCCGGTCGATCTCGGTGACATTCTCAGACGGGACCGACCAGATCGCTTTCAGCGATTCTCCCGGGCCTAAGAGAACCCACTCTCGCTTTCGCCCTTGCGCGAACCGTGCTCCCTCGAGACGGTACGACCGCTTCCACCACCACTCGAAAAAGAAGCTCGACCAGCCGCCCTGTTTGGCCTTGCCCTGCTGGAAGATCGCGTGGGTCCACTCGATGCCGAAAGGCGTCGATTCGACCGCGACCTCACCGCCTTGTGCTGCCTCGAGCAATGACGTCGCTGCTTTCTTTGCGTCGCCCCGCCAAAACGGAGGCTCGGTCAGATGCAGATCGGTGATCGTCTGGCCGCGGCCCTTGCCTTCGTGGCCCGGCTGCACCGACGCCGTCGATATCCGCGAATTGATCGTGCCTTTGATCGTGTCCTTAAACTCGATCAGCGATTCCGAGTAGTACTTCGTGTCCGGTTTCAGGTGAGGCACGAGGTTCTCGTACATCACGCGAATGTCGGCCCTGAACTGCTCCTCGGTGTCCGGATCGTGCGGCACGATCCTCACATTGCGGCCCGATCTCACCACGGCGTTGGCAAACGCTCTCGCCTTGAAATAGGTCGATAGTCCCTGCCGCCGCGATTTGATAACGACGTCTCGTCCGGTGAGATTCAAATGCAAATGCTGCTGGATCTCGTTGAACTTGAGCAGCACGAGCTTGTTCTCGTCGAACGCGTCTCGCACGTAGATAAAGTTTTCAATGAACATTCGCTGGATCTCTCGATCGTGCCAGCGATCACGCCACCAACTGAGTGGAGCAAACCTAAAATCGTTGTCAGTCGCCGCGAGCGATGAGGCTAAACGGCTCCCCGCCGCTTTCATCCGTTCTAAGCTCTGCTCCGTCGTCGACTTCGTCTTTGCCATAGTGGGCCTGTGCCAGTTCGGCGAACTTATCGGTGCACTTCGCGAGCAGCTTGGCGAGCTGCGGATCGATGTCGGACGCCCACGTCAGCAGCTTTTCGTAGCCCGAGACAAACGTCTCAAAGTTGTCGCGGGTGAGATTGAGGTTTCGCCTCGCCTCGATCTCCAACTTGCAAAAGTCCCGGTACTTCGCCAGGTCGTCCTTATCGGCGTTCTCGCCCAGGGCACGCTGCCCGAGGCGCTTGCGGACCGCCTTGATGTCGATGTACAGTCCCTGCTCGTCGTCGTTGACCTTTTCGGCCAGCTTCTCGATGTGCAGCTTCAAAGATCTTTCGAATCCGTACCGGGCGATCCAACCCATCCGCTCCGATCGCGTGCCTTCACGCCCGCGATTCTGGAGGTTCATCTTCGACCACTTGGCCCAGCCGGCCTTTCGCATTTCCCGCTCGATCAGATCGTGATTATTGCCGCCGTATTTGCAGTAAAGCTTGCGGCAAAGTTCGATCGCTTCTTCGGGATATGCTTTCCCTTTTTTCAGGTCATCGGCCATCTGTTTTCAAATATCGCGGCGGAAAGTCGGCTCGCCCAGGCTTTTAAGTCGGCGCCATTCGCTTTCTCATCTCCGCCGCGTCTGCCGCCAACCCAACGGCAAACGGCAACTTATTCCTCACACATGAAGGCGCATACAGCAGCCCCGGCTGCCGCACCGACAATGAGCCAGCCCGCCTTTTTCCAAAACGTCATCCGCTGCTTTTTCAAAACTGCGATCTCTGCCTCGTACGCAGCGATCACGCGGTCCTTGGCGGCGAGTGCTTTGTTCAATTCGGCGATCTGCTGCGCGTCCAGGTTTCGCAAATTCTTTAACAGGGTCACGAGCTGAGCTTCCAGATCGTCGATCTCTTTCGCGACCTTGACCTCGACCTCGAGTGCAGCGATGTAAGCTTTTGCCGCACGCAGCTCCGCGATCGCTTCGGCCGCCGCTCGCCGGAACGCCTCAATATCAACAGGGGTGGCCGAGGGCTGCGAGCTCTGCGCATAGCTGCGGGATGCTGGGATTATCGCCACGCTGCTCACGAAGAGAGCGCTCATACTCAAGACGAGCACCAGCACTCTGAGCCTGTGCCTCATGTTGTTCCTTTCGTTTAACATCAACTTTTGCCTCCGTTTCCTCGACCCGTTTTTCCAACTTCACTTTTTGGCGTGCGATCTCGGCCGCATTTTTCAGAGCTTCCTCGGCCTCGCGTTTTGCAGTGATCGCCGCCTGCTCAAATTGCCGGACCTCGCTGTAGGATTTCCACCAGCCATAAAAGCCGAACGCCATCACCACGATGACCGCGACGATCGCGGCAACGATGTAGACCTTTTGCCGCTTCGCCAGCTGCTCCCACCTGAATGTTTCAAAACTGTCGGTCATTCCTCTGTCCTTAAGCCGGGCGACCGGTCAAGCTTTCGCGAGATCTGCTGCAGCGTCGTATCGATCGACGTGAACCGACGCTCCAGGCCGTTCTTAAATTCCTTGAACATCTCCTCGTTGTGGTGCGTCCTTGTATCGGTCGCATGTGCGTAAAATTGCTTTTTCCATTCGCGGTGTTCGAGCCGCTCTTCCTTGAGCTCGGTGACGATCTCTTTCAGCGAATCCTTCGTCTCCGTTCGAACGTCCTTGAACTCCTCGGCCGTCTCCACCTCAAATTCCTTCTGCCGCGAACCGGTTGCGTTCGTTTTGTATTCCAGCCGCACGAGCCATGCGATGAACCCTATCGCCGCCAGGATCAGCGGAAGCAGAAAACTCGGGCTCAGCCACGGAGACGTTGCGGTCGAAGCCGCTTGCTGGATGATTTCTCCCTGCATTCATTTCACTGCGTAAGCTCCACCGTGTTGACTGTCGGATCCGCAGCCGCTGCGATCTTTTGCGAATTGAGCCCGTTCGATCGCTGGGCCGCCCGGTCGTACATCCAAATTGCTGCCGCCCCGATACCGAGGCCGACGACGAGCATCACGATCTGGCCCGGCGTGATCGACTGGAACGCCCGGTCGGCTGCCGCCTGCACACTGATCCCGATCGTGTTGAGCATCGCGAAAAATCCCATCGCCGCCGCGCCGATCTTCACAAACGTCGACGGCCTTTCCTTGCGCAGCTCGGTCGGCTGTTGATTCACTGCCGGTGCTGCTGCTGGCTGGTTTGCTGGCGACGACTGATCATTAGGAGCGGGTTCGTCGGACAAGGCATTGTCCTGGACGACTCCTGTAGAGGCGTGGCCACTTGCCTCTTCGGGCGATGCAGCCGCCGCCACTTTTGGTTCCGGCAATTCGAGCTTCACTGGCTCGTCTGCCGTTTTCTTGAGTCCGAGTTTTGCGTTGGCTTCATGCCACACCTGCGTCAGCCCGCCGTGCATGTAGAGCTCGTGACACTTGGCCGTCTTGAGGCCGGTCCGCAGCTGCAGATGCGGGCGATCGGGAAACGACGACCAGTCACCGCCCCATTCGAGGCCCTGAGCTTTGCCCGCCGCACCGATCAGCGTGAATGCGCGATCGTTGTCCCAATCCGCTGCTCCGTCGTCGAACGGACACAGATCCACTGCGAGACCAAAATTGTGATTACTCTGACCGCCTCGAGCCTTGGTGACCTTCGGTCCTTTGCGCGATCGGCCCTGGGCAAACAGAGCGTTCTGCTCTTCGTAGGTCCGCAGACCCTGCACCACGCGCACATCGAGCCCGGCAGCGGTCAGTGCGTCAATAGTTTTCTCAACGCGCCGTGCCAGCTCGGGATGCACTTTCGATAATCGAGTACGTGATGCCTGGTCCATTACGAAATTTCAGATCTCAAATTTGTGATAAAAGGAGGGGCGGTCACGCACCTGCGTCGCTCAGCATCCAGCGTCTAAGAACCGCCCCTCACAGTCTTCGTCCGCAATTCACCTTCCAGCGGGTGACATTCGGCTCCGTCTTCGTGTTGGTTATGTCAATATAGTTGCGGGGACCGGACTTGAACCGGCGACCTTCAGGTTATGAGCCTAACGAGCTACCAACTGCTCCACCCCGCGCTATGAAATTTCAAATTTCAAATCTGTCATTGGTCTCGCTGCCCTGTGGCTATGACGCTTCGACCTTCGCCAGTTCCAACACCAGGGCATCGTCCCGATCGTTGTAAATGCCGACGATCTCAAACTCCGTGTAGGCTTCCGTCTCAGACGGCAGCCACGCCTTGACGCGAACGCCCTTGCGGTCCCAGCGTTCGAGGTTCACTTCATCGCGTAGAGTTTTAACCGTGATCGCTTTGCTCATCCCTGTGCCCTCTGTGATCTCTGTTGCTAATTCTTCAATCTCAAACTCGCGTCCGCGTACGGCACCTGCTTCGTCGTGCAGACCTTGTCAAATTCGTTCTTGCCCAGGATCGGCTCGGCCCTCGCGATCACGACATTCACGGCCGGCCACGGATCCACCTTTCGCTTTTTGCACGCCGCGATAAACTTCTGCGCGTCAGGCTCGCGGTTCCCCGATCTCACGCCGGCGAGCAGCGTGGCGATCGCCGACTTGCTCTCGACCGTGATCGACTTCTTCCGTTTCTTTAGCCAGCCCAGGACCTCGTCATACAACGTGTCGACCTTCTGCGTCAGCGCATCGACCCGCTTGTCGTATTTTTTGGCGATCTTCTCGGTCGCCGCATCCAGCTCGGCGTCACGCTTGGCCTCGAGCTCATCCAGCTCGCGACGGACCTTGGCCCACCGCTCGGCCTTGTGCGAAATGTCCGATTGATTCAAGGCTTTCGACATGCAGATAACTAGCTTGGATATTCAGCTCGATACATATTTCGATAACGGATTCGGATAAACGTGCATCTTAAAAAGAGAGCCGCTGGGCCCATGAACCAACGACTCTCGTTTTCAACGCGGCAGGACTTGTCATCCGCGTCCGAGTTTGTCCGACGAGCGCGCGAAAAAAAAGGACGTTTTAAGCGTCCTCAACGAAACAGTTGACTTTAGTGTTTTAAGTGTTTTACTTTTTAGGCGTGAATAGCGTGCACCAAAATCCGCTGCCCAATTACGACCCGCTGATCAAGCTCGAGAGCGTCGAGCGTGAGCTGGAGAAATATTTCCAGCCTGTGCCGCATCGCTTAACGATCTACGGCTGGCTCGAGGACGGCACTCTCGTCGGCGAGCAGATCGGCCGCGGCAAAAACTGGTACGTCTACGAATCCAGCTTCACAAAGTTTATACACGCGCTGGTCGCCCGCCGTCAACAAAAACTTGCCGCCTAGCTGTCGTTTAATATCCGCGAGATCAGCACACACGCGATCTCGGCCGACTTGTCTGTAAAAAACTGAATGGTCACCGGCTTTTGTCGATTGGTTACGGAGAAACGCAGCCCGTCAGAAAAACCCTCGGTGTGCAGGATCTTGTCATACGGAGCATTGACCGATTTTCGGTCGCCGGCAAATATCAACCGTTTATTCGTGATCACAAAGTCGCCGCTGCTTACCGGTACAGTCGCATGTACTGGCACCGAGTGTCCGCGGCTCTGTCCAACCCGGTAAGATACGCCCTTCACTATCCGGAAGCTGACACCCTGTGATCGCCCGACCGATTGACGAGCGATAACGCGTTCCTCGAGCATCTGTGCGGGATGCGCAAAGTAATCTATCTCTCCGGCCTTGAGCGGCACGCCCGAAGTTCCGCCGCGATTCGGGATCTGTGCCATGGGGCACTTTTCGATCGTCTCGAGCAATGTAAAATAATGCAGCACATCCTCGAGCGAATGTCGCGTGTTATTCGAAACCCCGAGCCGATCGGCAATTTGAATGACCGCTGCGCGTTCGGCGTCATTCACGCGGCGGTCCGCTACGACAAAATCGACGACCTTTGCGTAGACTTCGTCGACGAGGACCTGGTACTCCTGGTCCGACAGTTTGGCTTCCTCCGCAACATGCCGGATCTGAGCTAACTCTCGATCGTCGATATGACCGTCATGGACCGCATCGGCGAGTATCTGCCTAAGAGTTGCAATCTGTTGTTTCTTGAGTTTACGGTCGGCGAAAAATCTGAATATGGCCATGGCTGCTCACCGCGATTTTTCAAATTCAACGATGTAGCCCTTGCCGGCTTTCGCAAAGATCCGCGTGTCGGCGTCCGATTCGAAAACCGCGAAGTAAAGTTGGCGGCCCTGGATATCGATGAACGATTCCAGCGGTGCCTCGATCTCCTCGATGTGAGCGACCGTAAAGCCACCCTTGCGTGTTCCGTTAAAGATCACCAGCCGCAGGTCAACGTCGTTCCTCCGGGCCTCGGCCTCTTCCTCATTCCGAAAGATTGCCGTCCGGCCGCCCGAGAGCAGCACCGCAAAATCACGTATGCCGTCACGATTCAGATCGCCCACCGCGTAATAGGGTTTGAGCCCGCGGCGGATGTATTTGCGCATCGCCTTGAGGTCGTCGTCGTCGATGACGATCTCCTGCATGAAATGCGCGTCCTTGTTTGCCGCGAGATATTTTTGCAGAGCCGCTGCGTGCGACGGTAGCAGGTCCGAGACCGACTTCTGAGCGCAGATAGCGGCCGTTGACACTATCAACAGCACTGTCGCAAATAAGATCTTCATGCTGCTTTTTTAAACGCGTGGATCACATGCGTAACGACGGCCCAGACGGCAAACTTGTCGCTGGCGTGGACCTGCCGGACGGGATATGCCTCGTTGGCGGGCACCAGGTACAGGCCGTGGGCGTGTTTCTTTAGACGCTTGATCGTAAATTCGCCGTTGACCTCGGCGATGACGACGTCGCCTGGCTCGGCCATGCCGGTGCGATGGACGACGAGCAGATCGCCGTCGTCGATGCCGTTCTCGTTCTTGGCCTTCATCGACAGGCCAAACGCCCTCACGTAAAGCACGTTCTCGCGGCCCTCGCGAAGGAACTGCTCGATGTCGATCCACTCCGGTTCTTGTTCTATTTCCCGCCCCGGTCCTGCGGGTATTGCTACTGGAAAAAATGGCATGGGATTTCGGGGGCTCAGTGCGCGATACGCTTCAAGCTGCATGGTTTATCTCCTGTGCTATCCCGCCTTGCGACGGGTCGTTTCTTCTTCGTCGTCGGCGAGCTGCAGTGGATAAACCGGCCGCTTCCTCGAGTCTCCGACTTCTTCTTTTACAATGTCGCGAATCATATCACGAAACTCGTCGGGCGCGCCAATTTTCGCGGGCATCTTTGATTCTTTTTTCACCAGCTCGCGGATCCTGTCCTCGATCGACGGCTCGCGGTCCGCCACGAACGTGAACCGCTCGGCGCGTTTGGCATCAGCTTTCGTCATCAACTGATCCTCGCGCTCGATCAGGTGCGAGTCCGCCAGACCAACACTGATCAGGTATTCGACCAGCAGTTCGCAGGTGCGCCTTATCAGCACATTGCCCGCGGCCAGATCCGCGTGAGAATGGATGATCGGTGCCTGCTCTTCGGCGATCGCCATCAGTTTCTCGACAATTTCGGCTCGCAAATGGACCGTCCCGGCATCACGGTCCGTGTCGCCCTCACCGGTAAGCAGCCAGTTCAAATCACAGTTTGTGGATTTTCGGATCTGGATCAATTTTTCGGCATCGGGAATGCGTCCGGCCATGTAATTTGAGACGGCAGTCTCTCCAACCCCTATTTTGCGTGCAATTTCTGCGTTCTTGGCGTTTCCAAAGGCGAGCTTGAGACGTTGGCCGAACGAGGTTTTTTCCATCAACTCCACGTATCGTGGATTTTATGCTTGACACGACTCCACAAATCGTGAAATACTCTGTCCGATTCAGTTGAATAGCTGACTGAATACAGCACCGAGGATAACATGAACGCACTTCAAATAAAAACGTTTCTCTGGAAGAACGGCCTCACGATCACGGGCATGGCGAAAGAGATCGCACCTGCGATCGGGTGGACGTTCGACACCACGCGCAACGGCCTGACGCAGCTCTTCTACCACGGCAAATACAACGCCGACCTGGCTAAGCTCGTCCGCGACAAATACGGCATCAAGGTCGACCGGCCCGAGCGGCCGCAAACAGTAAGCGAGGCCGTTCGACGAGCAGCCTGATCTCGATAGGTTTTCTCCATAGCGGGCAAGCCTATCTTTTTTTGACTTTTTTCGGCTAGGTCTTTTTCGGCTGACTTTGAACGCCCCCGAGGTTCGACGAATGCAATCTTACGAAGTCCTGGAGCAGGCAATCCCCAAACAACAGAGCGGACGCGTGGCGCAGATCCTTTCGGTCTCGGCCGACTATGTTCGCCGCTGGCGTCGCGAGCCGGACTCCGACGAGTCGCCCAATGGCACCGGCCAACGCTCGATACTCGACCGCATGTGCGATCTCATCGACGCGGTCTATCTCGTCAACCCCGCGGGCTCGGCCCTGATCGTCAACTACATCAACGCCCATCACGACGATCTCCTAGCCACACATGCCAACCCGATCGCCTGCCGCGATACGCAAGCCGTGGCAGGCGCCAACCTTCTCACCGAGGCGACCCAGGCGATCAACGCACTCCACGTCGACGGATGCACGGACGCGACGCTCACCGAGCTCGTCCAGCTCCGCGACGCGGCCGATGTCGTGATCAAGCAGGTCCAGGAAACCATGTCTCAGGAGGCAGCCCATGAATAAACCCCAACCCAAAACCAACGGACAGATCCGCCGCATGTTCGGCCTGGCAAAACCAAAAGCCCTGCTTGCCGGTGTCGACGTCCACGATTTCCTATCGACCTTCGTCCATGAGGTTACCCGCGAGCGCACGTCAAGCCTCGCCCTCCTTACCTTTGACGAAGCAAACGCCGTGATCACGCGTCTCGGGGGTGACGCGTTTTCACGGCGGACCTCTAAGCGGACCGAGAATTACCGCAAGCAGCAGGCCGGCATCAAGGCGGTCGAGACCACCAACCACCTGAGCTTTATCGACGAGCTCGCCAAATTGAACGGCATGACGCCCGAGGGCCCCGCAAAGCTCGCTGCGAGAATGCACATCCCCTGGCCGCCCCAAACCACCGAGCAAGGCAACAAGATTGTCGAGGCTCTCAAAGCGATGCTCAAGCGGAAGAAGTCAGCAGTCAGCGATCAGCAGTCGGCAGTCGGCCCCGAGCCGCAATTCAGGAGGGTCGCATGAACCGCAACGACTATCTCGCAGCGATCGACGGCCTCGACGGCAAGCGTGTGATGGTCCGCGTCTTTGCCACCACCGGGACCGAGGTCCGTCACGGCATTTTCCGCTACGACCAAACGATGCCGTTTATCTGCAATCTCTACCGCGGCCGCCAACGCTTCCGCGTCGCAAACACACCGATCCTCGAGATCAAGGAGGCCAAATGACACCAACTCAAATCTACTGGCTAAGCCTGTTCTGCGTTGCCATCGGCTTTCTAGGCTTCGGCTTCGCCCTGGGCTGGCTCGACGGCTTTCGCCGCGGCTGGGGCGAGTGCGAGAACGCCTGGTTCGATAGCGACGACGACGAAACGATCACCGAGACGCCCGACAGCATCCTCGACGAGGAGGTCATCACCAATGCCTAAGCCAAAAGACCTGCGCGACGACGAGACGAAAGTTTTCATCTGCGGGATCTGCAAGCAGCCGCTCGAGTACCGTCTGCCGCGATTTCTCAAGGGAGTTTTCATGCACATGAAATGCCGGTTTTTCTCTGACCCGGTCCTCAACGCGGAGGTGATCTCATGAGCGTCATCGGTGTAATAACAGTCTACAAATGCGACGACTGCGGCAAGATCAAAGTCGTTTCCAACGAGACGGACGAGGCGGTTTTCAGCGCCGAATGGTTCACCGCTCTGACAAAAGAATTCTGCCCCGATTGCAAGGGCAAGGTCTCGAACCAGGCGGCCATCCTCGCCGAGGAAAAGCGACGCGATGCGTTCAAGGCATTATTCGTCACGACCAGCTCTGCACAAAAGGAGGCTAACCATGCTGTTGCTCACTGACGATACGCGCCACACCACCGTGCTGCCCGGCATGTCGATCACCGACTGCGACCGGTGCAAGGACCTCGGCATCTGGATCACTCCGCAGGGCCGCGTCGCCGTCTGCCCGAATATCGAGATGGGCAACCGGCACGTCGAGCCGAGCGAGGCGGCCCAGGCTGTCAAACGTGCGACCGATCGGCTGCAGCGAAACGGCGGCACGGTCCACCAGCTCTCCTTCGACGTAGCGCGTAAGCTGTCCTATTTCACTAGCGAGCAGCCCTGCGATCGCGATTCTCTGCTCAATAGTCATTTCGGCTGGACCAGTAACAACCGGCTCCGGCGTTTTCACAAAGTTATCGAGGAGCTGCGATCCGATTGGCTGCTGCCCGTCGCCAGCCGCAAAGAGGATCCTGCCGGCTATTGGATAAGCGTCGACCTTGACGATTTTTCCGAGTGGGTCCAGCGGTCCAAGTCGGCGCCGATCACTCAGCTGGGGACCATCTACAAGTTGGCCCGCGCAACTTGGCCCGCATTCGCCGAGCAGATCGAGCTCGAATTTTGGAAGGACCTCGCTCCGGAGCATGAAGAGTTATGAAATATCAAATTTCAAATCTGGAATTGGCTGTGCTCATAGTGCTCGCCGGCTCAATGCTCTGGGCGATCGCACTCTGCCTGCTGCAGGAGTTTTTAGGACTTGAGAAACATGGCGAATAGGACAGACGAAGATTACGAGATCGAGGCCGTCAGCAAGGCCAAGATCGTGCTTGAGATCGTCATCGACGGCGAGCCGGTGGCGCTGAAAAAGATCGTTGATCGCTCGCAGCTCGGCCGCGACATCGTCATGCGGATCCTGCGGACCTTTCGCCTGCACGGCTATCTGATCCAGAACGCCAACGCCGACTGGATGGTCGGTCCCGGCCTCGTCCGCGTTGCGCACGACGTCACGGAGCGAAAACAGCTTTAAATTCACGCGCGCGTGGAATTTAAAGTCCGTAACTTGTTGATTTGATTAAAAACTCCGATTCACGCGCGCGAATTTAAATTATGGCAACCAACCTTTCAGACAAACTTAGCCAGGTCAAAGACGACCATGCGGTCGAGGTTGTCGATCAACGCGCAGCCGAGCACGAACAACGGTCACAGTTCGAGGCGTTGTTCTTCCTCGGTCGGGTCAAGCAAAACGAGCACCTGGCCATCGCGATCTCCACCAACCTGACGGCCCAGACGATCCGGGCCCTCGAGCATTTCCAGGCCGAGGGACAATACAAATCCCTTGGCTACACAACCTTCGTCGATTTCCTCGAAAAGTCCGAGTATTCGCCGATGTCAAAACGGCAGTACTACGACCGCCTCGCCCTCATTCGCGAACACGGTGACGAGATCTTTGACCTGCTCACCAGCGTCGGTATCTCGGTCCGCGCTTCGAAGATGCTCGGCAAGGGCGAGATCGCGATCAAAGGCGACTGCCTGGTCGTCGGCGACAAAGAGATCGAGATCAAAAATACCGGCGTGATCAAGGAAGTTCTCAACGAACTCTTCGACGATCGCCGCGAGCTGCAAGCCCAGGTTGAGAAACAAAAGCTCACAAACGAAAAGCTCACTAAGCAGGTCCAAACCGGCGAGAACGAGAACGAGGAGCTGCAGCGCAACCTCGACGCGATGCGCGACGGCGATCCGCACGACCGAGCCCTCGCCGATGCTGTCCTGGCGATGCTTACCCTGCAGGAGCAGGTCGGCCACCTCTCGGAGAAAAAGAAAGCTCAGAAAGGCGGTAACGCGATGCGCGAGCTCTGGCAGCATATCCAGCAAACGCGCCGCAGCTATGGCGTGAATTTCAATTTTGAGGACGACGAACCAACCCAGGTCGCCGGCCGATTGTCGGACACCGTCAGCAAGGTCCTCGCTGACGACGACGATTTCGGCGACGAAGATGAGCTCTGATCGGTGTCAGTAGCCCGCACGTAAGTAAGGGCCAGTGCAGCAGTCAGGATCTCGATTAAACAGATAGGAGAAAAAACAATGAACACAGAAAACCGAAACTACACAAAAGAGCAGCACGAGCTGATCGCCGAATTTGCCGCCACCTACGGCCTCGAGCCGGAGCAGATCATCTTCTACTCAAATGATCCTCAGCCGTTCTTCGATCGCGACGCGACCGCCGTCCTGATCCACAAGCTGACCGACGCGGTTGGCATCGAGGACGAGCCCATGGCTTCGCCGCTCGGCGACGCGATCGCAGTCAAATACCGCATCACGTTCGAGGACGGCTCGTTCGTGTCGTCTACCGGCATCGCGAACGTCCACGAAACAGGCGCCGACGATCACCCGCTCACATTCGAGCAGCTGCAGAGCCTGGCCACGTCGCGGGCGTCTCGCAGTGCCTTGCGCAACAAGGGCATCGACCTGGTCAAGCTTCATTACGCCGCCAAGCGAAGCAACGTCGTCGAGTATTCCGGCGAGCCGATCAACAACTATCAAAAGCTCCTCCGCGAAGCTCACGTACTCGGCTATGAGACCGCCCTGATCGCCGACGAAAAGGACCTGCGGGACGACAAAACCTACGTCGATAAATCCGGTTGGCGTCGCGTGCTCGGCGTTCGTTACGGAGCACAGGCATCGAGCGATCTGAGCGAAGAGCAGCTCGCCGACTTTGTCGCATTTTTACGTTCGCAGTTACCGACGCGTCAGGCCGCGGCCTGACCATTCCCCTGGACGCGGAGGCGGCACCAGCCCGCCGTCTCCGCCTTTTTTATCGACGACGATTATGAATCGAAAACTAGGCTCAACGGCCATTGAAGAGATTCGCACCGCCATGACCGGGCTGGTCGGCACTGCCGCTAAGGCAAAGGCCGTAAGTTTGGCGAGTGTGCACGAGTGCTCCTGGCAGCACATTTACACGATGACCAAGGATCTGCGCACACAGCGAAAGCCGCGATCGGACAAAGGGAAACGAGAATTCGATCTCGTGCCCGGCACCGACGTCTGGACCGCCGCGCAGCTCGTCGTCGTCGACAAGCTGGATCCTGACCAGGCATTGCTTACCGCAAGGACCCGCGGGCTCAAAAACCTGCCGACGCTCGAGACGTTTCGCCGCCTGCTGTTTGAGAACGGTCTCGGCAAAACGCAGCGTCGCAAGAGCCGCCGCGCTCACCGCCGTTGGGAGGCCGAGTTTCCAGGCCAGATATTCCAGATCGACTGCACCGCGCTCAAGACCCGCTGGGAGGATGTGACCACCCGCCGCGTGCTCAAGATCGAGGGTATCGATAAAAACCATCCGCAGCAGGACGCCACAAAGCAGCGCGTTTGGCAGATTATGCTCGTCGACGATCACAGCCGGCGACGCTTCCTGCGATACGTCGTGACCAACGCCGTCACGTCGCTCGATATGGTCCGCTTCGAGTGCGAGGCATTTACCACGCTCGGCGTGCCGCACATCCTCTACACCGACAACGGCTCCGAGTTCAAGGGCTATCACATACGCGCCGAGCGGATCTTGGGCAGCCTGCTGGCCAACGAGGGCGGCTACCGTCACGAGCGTCACGCTCCGCACAATCCGCAGGCCACCGGCAAGGTCGAGGGTGCCCACAAATGGGCTGAGAAAGCCGACAAATACATCGGCCTCGCCGTCAGCGAGGGCCAGCGGATCACCATCGAGGACCTCAATCGTTTTGCCGACGAGGTCTGTGCCCATTACGACAATCGCCTGCACCGGGCGACCGGCGAAAAGCCGATCAACCGCTGGCACGGCAAGCGCGTCATCGTCCGCAAAGTAGCGCCGGACGTCATCGAGTCCGCGCTGCTCTCAGACGAGTTTCCGGCCGTCATCGAGCCCGGCATGACCGTCACGTATCGCAAGGTCGCTTACAAGCTGCCGAATGCTCGCCCGTTCGTCGATCTCATCGGCCAGACCGTCCAGGTCGTCGTCCCGCACGCGATCAATATGATCCTCATGACGCTCGCCAATGGCGACGTGTACGAGATCGACAAGGTCGTCGCCGGCGTCGACACCGCGGGCGAGTACCGGACAGTCGCCGAGAGCAAAGCAGCTCGCATCACCCGCGAGCTCAAGGACGATCGCAAACTCGCGGTCAAAGCCATCAAGGAGCAACGCTCCCTCACCGGCCAGATCGCACCCGTCCCGCATCTCAACGTCCCGATCGACGTCGACAAGGCCGGCATCGTCAATTTTCCGCACAAAGAATTCGTCGTCTCGCCCGAAGCCGTCAACGACATCATCCCGGTCCCCATGCCCGACTCTGAAATTTCAGATGTCAAATTTCAAATTCCCGCTTCGGGACAGCAGCAAAACGTCGCCTACGTCGGCAAACCGATCACCTACTGGGAAGCTGTCGCCGAGTACCAAACAAAATTCGCCAGCAAAGACGACTGCAAACAATTCCTGCTCGCCCTCTTCCCCAACCAGGAAGGCGAGCTCCCGGTCACCCAGGTCGAGGCCGCGATCGACGGCCGCGGACACGCGCAGGAGGGCATCCGGCTCGCCGGCTAATTCGAAATTTCAAATTTGTAATTGACTTATGACGCAGATCCAACCCAACAACGTCACACCCATCCATTCGCCGCACAACCGCGGCGGCGGACGCAAACATCCGCTGACGCCTGTCGGCCTACTCTTCAACGAGTTTGGCATCAGCCTTCGCGGTCTCGACGCGATGCTGGGTAAGTCCGGCTTTAAGACGAGCCCGACGATGCTCTCGCGCTTCGTCAACCAAACTCTGCAGCCCGAGTACATGGACAAATTCGCCGGTGCGATCGCCGGCGTCATGCGTCCGTTTCTCGTTGACCAGGGACTTTCCAAATCTCAGATCGACAACCGTCTGAGCCTGATCTTTACCGAAGGAGAATACCAACCCATGATCTCAAAACGCGTTGCCCTGTCCGATACCGAGTGCCTTCATTTCGGCTTTATCGCCGATGTCGACGGTAAGCAAATGCCGCTCGACCCGTTCAAAAACCCGCCGCAGACACGCGACGAGGTTTTCTTTCCGCCCGAGTATCGCGAGATCTACGATCGCGTCATCGACGCCATCAAGTATCGCCACTTCGTCGCGGTGCTTGGGCCCATAGGCAGCGGCAAAACGACCCTGCGTGCCATGGTCGAGGACCACGTCGCCAGCGAGTCAAATCTCATGGTGATCTGGCCCGAGTTTTTCGACCAGGCAAAGATCTCGCCCTACGAGATCGCCCGCACCATCCTTCGCGATTGCGACTCGCCGGTCCCTGGCCGCTCGGCCGCTCTCGGCAAGGCCGTCACCGGCAAGCTGCAGAGCTTAACGCAAAACGGCATCCGCGTCGCCGTCGCCTTCGACGAGTGCCACAAGATGCACCGCGACGCCATCCGCTCGCTCAAAAACTTCCATGAAATGTCGTCGGGAGGCTTTCAAAAGTATCTCGGCATCGTGCTCTTCGGCTGGCCCAGCTTCGAATCGATGCTCTCCACCCCGGAGTTCCAGGAGATCTACGAGCGCGTCGACGTCGTCGAGATGCCGCAGTTTCAAACCATCGCCCGCGGCTACCTCGAGCACCGCATTGAGAAGCTCGCCGGCCGCCGTCTTAAGGACCTCTTCGACGACGAGGCCATCGATCTCATCTGCTCGCAATCCGAAACGCCCCTCGGCCTCGGCAACATCGCCAACGAAGCCCTGCGGATCTCAATGCGCGACTTCGAAAACAAAAAGGTCATCGGCAAAGCGATCAAGACAAAGATGTTCTTCGAATCGCCCAACAGATCCCTGGCATTCAAAAAACGTTAAAAGGAGAAAACCCAACCCATGAAAATGAAAGCACCACCAAAACTAACCCTGTTCGTGATCCTAATCATTGTGGGCGTGCTCATCGCCTCGGCGAACCTCGCCGCATTGATCTTTGAGATCCGTCTGCTCCGCGAACAAAACGAGCTCCTCCGCATCAACGCCCGCTGCATCGGCCGCGAGCTCATGATCAAAGAGATCGAACGCGAGGCCATCTGCGGCAAGGCCCTGTCCTCGCCGACGCCGACTCCGCACCCGCATTAGATCGCGATGGGCAAACCCGCCGCAATGCCCTCGAACCGCGGCAGTTTCATCACATAAGTTAAGTAGACGACGCGTGGCGGCGGGGAAAATCCATCCTTCGGGAGGACAGCCGCCACGCTCGATTCTCAGTATGACGCCTGACCTCTCCACCATCACAGACGGCACGATCGACGCCGGGCTTCTCCTGCTCGAGCTCTACGATCCACGCCGCGAGTGGTCCATCGAAGAGATCGCCTTCGTATCCGGCTGCTCCCGTCAAAACATCCAGGCCATCGAACGCCGGGCAATGGCCAAGCTAAAACCCGCGTTCCGTGAACGCCTGACGGTAAATCACATTATGAACTTCGAACAAATAAACGAGCTCGAGGAGCCGATCTGGGGCGTGATCACGCACGACCGCATCCTCGCGAGCCGCGTCACCTACGCCGAGGCCCTGGCAACCGTCGAGAGCAACCCCGAGATCTCAGGCCGTGACATCACCATCGTCACCATCGACGTCGTCGACCGAATGACCAACCGTGCTCCGGACTCTGAAATTTCAAATTCGAAATTTCGAATCGGCTCGGGAGATCCTTTTAGCAAGCGACAAGGTGCGATATGAAACGAGATCTCTGCATCCGCTGCAAAAAGCAGCCGCCCGAGCCAGGCAAGACCAACTGCACCGACTGTGCTGAGTACAAATCGCTCTACTCAGCCGGCCGCCGCGACATCCGCAAGGTCCTCGGAAAATGCGGCATCTGCGGAGGTCGTCGCGACGATCTCAACTTCATCGCCTGCGACACCTGCCGCAAACACCGCCGCGATCAGAATACCGCTAAAAAGGAGGCTACCGTATGAGCATGAGAGATTCGTCACGTAAGGAATGGTCGGGCAACGAAACCATCGAGAGAATCAACGCCGGCAGCCTACAGCGCATCGCCGACGCCACCGAGCTCATGGCCAAAAACCACGCCGCTCTGATCGCCGATGCCGACTATTACAAACGCAGATGTTCATCGCTCGAGGACGACATCGCGTGCATCGAGCGATCGCGTGCCGCCTACAAAGCCTGGGTGACCCGTCTCAAACGAATCGCCTACCCGCCGCAATTTACCGATGAATCAGTCGGTTTTGAAGGGACTGAGAACGATCGAGGAAAGAACTAGATGATCACCAGCATTTTCAAACGTGGCCCCTTTATAAAACTGCTCGAGCTCGAACATTTTCTCTTGCTCTTCGGTGGGCAGAAAAAACATATAGCAATCGCTCTCGAGCCGCGCGTTAGTCACGTTCTCGGTCTCGATGCGAACCGGCACCTCGTCGGGCCACGCAACTTTATTAACCTGGGCCACGCGGCTTCTCAGGAGATCAAGGCTTATCGTGCAAATGCTCATACGTTCAGTTGGTTCAGCTTGATCGCCGCGTCGTCGAATCGCTGGATCAGGAGAAAACCCAGGCCAGCCAACGCAAGGCCACTCGCGAGAGTCAGTCCTTTCTTTTCAACCGATTCAATTTCGCCCAAAAAAGCTTTACCGACCGTCATAAAACCGACAACCGCAACCCCGGCGACAATGAAATTTTCTAATTGTCTATTTCTCATAGCAACTATAGATTTTACGCTCTGTGTTGGCTCTGTCAACATTTTTCAGCCGTGAAACGGGCGAATTGTAGCTTGAGAAACCATAGGAGAAACCGATGAACCAACCCGAATTTAAACAGATCCCGATCAATCAGATCCACGTCGCGGCAAATTACCGCAAGACCTTCAACGAGAAAACGCTCAAGGAGCTCGCGGGCAGCATAAAAGAGAACGGCGTCCTCGAGCCGATCATCCTCCGGCCAAACGGCAAAGGCTTTCAGATCGTCGCCGGCGAGCGTCGCTATCGCGCTTCGATCATCGCCGGCCTGGTCACGATCCCTGCGGTGGTCCGCGAAGTGGCCGATGCCGACATCCTAAAGCTGCAGATCATCGAGAACGTGCAGCGCGAAGGCGTGCCCTATATGGAAGAGGCATACGGCGTTAAAAAACTCCGCGAAGATTGCTCCTACGACGTAAAAGAGATCGCCAAAATGGTCGGCAAGTCCGAGGCGTACATTTACATGATGATCCAACTCACCCGCATGTCCGAGGATGCTCGTGTGATCGCCGAAAAGGGCTGGATCAGCAAGGCCGTCGCCTGGCACATCTCCCGCCTGACCAGTCCCGCTTTTCAAACCCAAGCCGCCAACGATCTCGCCCGCACCAAAAAGGACAAGCTCATCACCGAGAGCGGCGCCAAACAATATATCCAGGACAATTTCGGCAGCGGTGACACCGACCAGGCGATGAGAAAAAAACGGGTTGCACAATTCGGGGCTGGCAGCGAGTTCACTGCCAACTGGAAGCACCACCTGGTGCGATTCACAGGCGATCAATTTGAGAATTTCAAAAAGGTCGTTCGAGGTCGGTCCGAGACTGAGGTGCTCGCAGAAGCCGTCGATGTCGTTATGAGGGGGGGGGGTAGAGTTAAGTCAATGATTACGGGCCTATCACCGCGATTCTGGCCCGTTTCAAATTTCACGGTTGCGGGCCTACCGCAACACTCGCCGATCTATGGGGCGAGAATTTTAAATCTGTAATTGAGGATTTTATGTGCAACTTCACACCGTCAGCAACGATCTGTCGCCCGCAGCAATTACGCCCCGAGACGCGCCATGCATTGATCGAAATGATGCGCCTCGCCGTCAAGCAGCACACCGGCCACACCGGCCCGGTCGAAGTCAACCTCCTCCCCGATCGCGACTCCGGCCAGCCTGACTCTGAAATTTCAAATTTCAAATTTCAAATTAACTCCGACGACTCCACCGAGGAGGAAAGCGAATAATGTCAGCTCTATTACGCCAGCAAATAGCGATCGTCCATAAAGACCGCATTTTCGCGTGCCTGTCGCTCGCGATCACCGCCGACCGCAACATCGTCGGCAACTGCGACCCGCGGTCCGCCAATCCGCATTTTTACACCGCATTCGAAACGCCGGCCCTCGCCGAGGCCGCCTTCACCGAGAACGTCGCCATCACCCGCGAACGCGGCTGGACCGTCGTCTACAACGGCCCGCCCCTCCACGGCTAAGGTCCTTAATAGATTTACGACGAATATGGGTGTATCATCCTCCCAAAGCATGTTTCAGGTACCGAATCTTCCACATGATAATCTGTACAAATTTTTGGCCTTCTCCGGGCTGGCTCTCATTATCACCGTTAATTTCTTCTACTATACGGTGTTTCAGGACTTCCTTGCTCGAAGCTCTAAAATGATCGTCGGACAGGAGAAGGTGCTTGACCGCTACAACGCAAAAATGCGTGATCTGGATCGGTTGGAGAGCGATGTCGACCGACTGGTCGCGAAGGATACTCACCTACTGTCGGCTGACGAAGTAAAACAACTGCGAGATCGACTAAGCGAACAACAGGCCCTAAGCATCGAACTGAAAGGCATTACTCATGAGCTGTGGGGCGAAGGTCAAGAGGTCGATTATCGATCCTATCAGTTTGATCAGCTCGCGACATTGTGGCCCTGGGCCAATCTCTTAGGGTTGGCCCTGATGATCATCGGTTCGAGCCTTTGGTACGTTCGGGTGCAGCGACCGCAAGATCAGGTCCTGGCTAAACAGCTACGCGAGATCTCCGCGCGACGGCCGAGGTTGAAAGCGTGAGCGTCCGTGATGCGGGAATTTAAAGTTGACTCAGTCAACACAAACCAATGACCAACAACCGACAATCACCCAAAATTCCACTCGTTATCGTCTTTCATTGGTCTCAGTTATCGTATTTCCCGTCAATCCGTGCTCTCGAATATCTAAGAGCGCGAAACAACGAGATCGACGAGCCCTATGCACTGTCGCTATACGGCCTGGCTCTGCTCGACCAGGGCAACATCGCCGAAGCACACGCCGTCGCCGAACGACTCGAGAAGATGGGACGCGCCGAGGGCGACACGACCTACTGGAACATCGAATCGAACACTCCATTTTATGGCTGGGGAACTGCCGGCAGGATCGAGACGACCGCTCTCGTGCTGCAGTTGCTCATCCGCGATCCCCAGTCTTCCGTGAACGGCGGCGATGCCGCGAGAAAGGAATTGATCTCAAGAGCGACGTTGTTCCTGTTGAAGAATAAGGACCGCTATGGCGTTTGGTATTCGACACAGACGACGATAAACGTGCTCGACGCTTTTCTGGCGTCGCTCGGGCCAAAAACGGCGACCGTCCAGCGACTCACT